AGTACATTTGGGCTACGGTTGCCGCAATCGGTGATAAGATAACCGAAGACATCAAGGTTGGAGACAAGGTTCTGTGGGATCGCACCAAGAACGCAGGTCAAGGACATGATGGCAAGGACATGGTTCATCAGGATTGGATTGCGCTCGTTGAGCGTTAAGGACACACTTGGACTTCTACACTTCCGTTGATATTCGTGGCAAGAGCATCCTGTACCGTGGATGGAAGAACGGGCAGAGGCAGCACCTCCGCATTCCGTTCTGCCCAACGCTGTACATCCCGTCCAAGGACAAGGGTGAGTTCACCACCGTCAACGGCAAGCCCGTGCAGCCAGTGCAGTTTGATGACATCGGAGAAGCGCGAGAGTTCATTGACCGCTTCAAGGATGTGTCCAACTACGATGTGTACGGCAACACCAATTTCGTGTATCAGTATCTGTACAAGGAGTTTCCCACTGAAGTAGACTACGACTTCAGCAGCCTCCGCATAGCCAACTTGGACATTGAAACATCGTGTGACGGCGGTTTTCCCACGCCATCCGCTCCCACGGAGCGAGTCATTGCCATCACGATTTCAATGGGCAGCAGTACCTATGTGCTAGGCTTGGGAGACTTTCATATTGAGGGAGAGGGAGTTACCTGCATTCCCTATACCGATGAGCGGGAACTTCTAGAGGGATTTGTGTCCCTGTGGAAGCAGATTGATCCCGACATCGTGACAGGGTGGAACATTCGCTTCTTTGACATTCCGTACCTTGTGGCGCGGATGAACCACCTTGAAGACGGATGGGGTAACTCTCTCTCCCCTTGGGGGCGGTTGCGCGAAACGGTGGTGAACCGCATGGGACGGGATCAGACCGCGTATGTGATCAGCGGCGTGGCTACGCTTGACTACTTTGAGTTGTACCAGACCTTCACCTATGTGAAGCAGGAAGCGTACTCCCTGAACCACATTTCAAAGGTGGAGTTGGGCGAGGAGAAACTGGCGTACACGGAGTACGAGACACTTCAGGAGTTCTACACGCAGAACTTTCAAAAGTTCATGGAGTACAACTTCCAAGATGTGCGGCTTGTTGACCGCCTTGAAGCCAAACTCAAACTGCTTGAACTGGCGGTGGCACTGGCGTATTCAGCCCGTGTAAACTTTGAGGATGTGTTTTCCCAAGTCCGCACATGGGATGCCATCATCCACCACCACCTGATGAGCAAGGGCGTGGTGATCCCGCAGAAGACCGATCAGAAGAAGGACGACCAGTACGCGGGTGCGTATGTGAAAGATCCTCTTGTGGGCAAGCACGATTGGGTGGTGAGTTTCGACTTGAACTCCCTGTATCCCCACCTCATCATGCAGTACAACATCTCGCCCGAAACCAAGGACACCAATCCTGTGTGGCGGCGCAACGCCATCACCCCCGATGCGCTGCTGTGCCGCAACCGTGGCGAGTCCGTAAAGACATTCATTGACCCTGCGGAATACTTGACCCAAGCCAAGACCGCGAATGTGTCGGTGGCTGCGAACGGCGTGGCGTTCAGCCGCGACCGCCAAGGGTTCCTGCCTGAACTCATGGAGAAGATGTACGCAGAACGCAAGCACTTCAAGGGGTTGATGATTGAAGCGCAGAAGCGGCTTGTGGGCTTGGACAAGAACGCCCCTGCGGAAGAGCGGCGGCGGATCGAATACGAGATTTCCAAGTACCACAACTTTCAGTTGGTGCGTAAGATTCAGTTGAACTCCGCATACGGTGCAATCGGCAACCAATACTTTCGCTTCTTTGATGTGGAACTCGCGGAAGCCATCACCCTGTCGGGTCAGTTGAGCATCCAATGGATCGGTGAAGCCTTGAACCGCTTCCTGAACAAAGCACTGAAGACGGACGGCGAGGACTATGTGATTGCGTCCGACACCGACTCTGTGTATCTGCGTCTTGGCAAGGTGGCAGGGATGTGCAAGGACACAGACACAGGCAAGCGCGTGGACTTCTTGAACGATTTCTGCGAACGGGTGTTGCAGCCGTTCATTGACAAGCAGTTTGCGGAACTCGCGTCCAACATGAACGCCTACGCGAACAAGATGGCAATGGGACGCGAAGTCATTGCAGAGAAGGGCATTTGGACTGCGAAGAAGCGGTATATGCTGTCGGTGTGGGATGCCGAAGGAGTCCGCTACAAGACTCCCAAACTGAAGATCATGGGCATTGAGACTGCCCGTTCGTCCACTCCTGCGTATGTCCGCAAGTCGTTGAAGACTGCCATTGAGATGGTGCTGATGCGGGACGAGGCTACACTTCAGACTTTCGTAAAGACCACGCAAGCAGAATTCAAGTCTCTGCCTGTGGAGGAAGTGGCTTCTCCTCGCGGTGTCAACGGGATGAAGGAGTACGCAGACCCCCTGACCATTTACAGGAAGGGTACGCCCATCGCTGTGAAGGCTGCACTGCTCCACAACCATTTCGTGAAGCGGCTCAAACTTGACCGCAAGTATCGGCTCATCGGTGAGGGCGAGAAGATGAAGTTCATCTACATGAAGACTCCCAACCCCATCCATGAAGGCGTGATTGGTTTCCCTGTCACTCTGCCGAAGGAGTTTGAACTTCAGAAGTACATTGACTACGACACCCAATTTGAAAAAACATTCCTTGAGCCTCTACGCACCATCACCGATGCGGTGGGGTGGAGTCCCGAGGAACGGAATACTTTGGAATCACTGTTTGCTTGACCCTGACCTACATACTATAACCTCCAACAAAAAGGATTCATCATGGCTACAAAGATCGTGAAAGTGAAGACGGGCGAAGAACTCATTGCTGGTGTTACCGAGAATTTTGAAGGCGACACCGTTGTGTCGTATACCCTGAAGAATCCGTGCATGGTTGTACCCGTGCCCACGAAGGGCGGCAGTGCAAACATTGCCGTGGTGCCGTGGATGGCTTCCATCAAGGACAGCAAGGTTACCGTGCCCGCGTCCTATGTCATGTTCACCGCTGATCCCGTTACGGATCTTGCAAACGAGTTCAACAGCGCATTCAACGGAATCGTGGTTCCCACCGCTACTCCCGCAGGACTCAAACTCGTAACTGAATAATGCAATTGAATATTCAATACTTGAAGGGTCTTCTCGCGGCGCGAAAAGACCTGCTGCGCCGTGAAACGCAGCAGATGGTTGTTGACAAACTCACCCCCTTGGATACAATACGATCCAACGAGAGCGAGATGGTTCTCATTGACACACAGATGAAAGCATTGGAGAAAGCATGAAACTGAAGGATATTCTAAAGGCAGCAGGAAACAAGTACGCAACCGTGGCTTCTGATGGATTGGAAGGCAGCGATGTAAAGGGATTCATCTCCACGGGATCATATGCGTTCAATGCTCTCTTGAGCGGGTCAATCCACGGCGGCATTCCCGACAACAAGATCATTGCCCTTGCGGGTGAGCAAGCCACGGGCAAGACCTACTTTGCCCTGAATGTGGTGCGCGAATTCCTGAATTCCGATCCCAACGCAATGGTCATGTACTTTGACACGGAGCAATCTATTACTTCTGATCTGCTGCGGGATCGTGGCATTGACACCGACCGCGTGGCTGTGCTGCCTGTGGCTACCGTTGAAGAGTTCCGCCACCAGTGTGTGCTGTCCGTGGACAAGTACCTTGAAGCAGACAAGGACACTCGCCCCCGCATGATGATTGTGTTGGATTCCCTTGGAATGTTGTCCACCGAAAAGGAAATGAACGACACGGCAGAGGGCAAGAACACCCGCGACATGACTCGCGCACAGGTCACGAAAGCCGCATTCCGCGTCTTGACCATCAAGTTGGGTCACGCACGGATTCCCCTGCTGATGACGAACCACACCTACGATGTGGTGGGTGCGTATGTTCCAACCAAGGAAATGGGCGGCGGCAGCGGTCTAAAGTACGCTGCGTCTACCATCATCTACCTGTCCAAGAAGAAGGACAAGGTGGACAACGAGGTGGTGGGCAACATCATCCACTGCAAGGCGTACAAGAGCCGCCTCACCAAGCAGGACAAGATGGTGGATGTCCAGTTGAATTTTGAGACAGGACTAAACAAGTACTACGGTCTGCTTGATGTGGCACTCAAGTACGGCATCTTCAACAAGGTGTCCACGAAGATCCAGTTGCCTGACGGCAAGACCGCGTTTGAGTCGCAGATCAACAAGAACCCCGAGAAGTACTACACTGAAGATGTTCTCAAGGCTATTGAGATTGTGGTAAAGAAGGAGTTCTGCTACGGCAAGGACGAATCGCAAGCAGCAATGGATAAGTTGGCTGAACTAGACGAGGAGATTGGACTCACTTGAGCCAAACCGAAAAAACCATCCTATCAGGGCTGCTGAGTGACCCTGAATTCTGCAAGAAGACCATTCCGTTCTTGCAGGAGGAGTACTTCACGGATCGGGTTGATCGTGCGGTGTTCCGTTCCATACAGAGTTTTGTGAATCAGTACAAGGGCATTCCCACACGGGATGCCCTCCTGATTTCACTTGAAGACAACAAGGGTCTGTCGGAGGACGAATTCTCCAAGTGCAAGACGCTTGTGGGCGAGATGAGCAAGACCGCCAAGCAGGACACCCAGTGGTTGTGTGACACCACGGAAAAGTTCTGCAAGGACAAAGCCATCTACAACGCCATTCTTCAGTCCATTCAAATTATTGACGGCAAGGACAAGGAGCGCACTCCACACGCACTGCCAGAGATTCTGTCCAAGGCTCTCGCGGTTTCGTTTGACACCAATGTGGGTCACGACTTTCTTGAGGACTACGAGCATCGCTACGAGTTCTACCACAGGGTTGAGAAGAAGGTTCCGTTCGACTTGGAGATGTTCAACACCATCACCAAGGGCGGTATCTCTCCAAAGACCCTGAACATCATCATGGCAGGAACAGGCGTGGGCAAGAGTCTTTTCATGTGCCACCACGCCGCTGCGTGTCTCATGCAGAACAAGAATGTGCTGTACATCACCCTTGAAATGGCTGAAGAGCGCATCGCGGAACGCATTGACGCAAACATCATGGACATCACGATGGACGAGTTGCAGGACTTGCCCCTTGAGATGTACGAGAAGCGGTTGCTGTCCTCCACTCGCGGCGTGAGCGGGAAACTCATTGTGAAGGAGTATCCCACTTCGTTTGCGAATGCAAACCATTTCCGCATCCTGTTGGACGAGTTGCGGCTGAAGAAGCAGTTCACGCCTGACATTATTTTCGTGGACTACATCAACATCTGCTCGTCTGCGCGATTCAAGCACGGCAACAACATCAACTCGTATGGCTACATCAAGGCTATTGCAGAGGAGTTGCGGGGCTTGGCAATGGAGCGGGATGTTCCCATCGTGAGCGCAACACAGGTGAATCGTTCAGGCTTTTCGTCCACCGATGTTGACCTGACAGACACTTCGGAATCATTTGGCTTGCCACACACCGCAGACCTGATGATCGCACTCATCACCACCGATGAGTTGGAGAAGGCAGGGCAGATCATGGTGAAGCAGTTGAAGAACCGCTACAACGGCAAGGCAGCAAACAAGAAATTCATCGTGGGCTTGAACTACGCCAAGATGAAGTTCTACGACATAGATAGCAGCGTGTCCGAAGACCTGATGGACGCAAACATCAAGAATGGCGAATCGGACGGATTTGGTTCGGGATACGGAGCCAAGGACTTCACCGCGAAGTTCGGCTCCAAGCGTGACACAAGCGATTGGAATATCTAATGAAGACAGCAATCATTACTGGCGTGAACGGACAAGACGGCTCCTACCTTGCAGACCTCCTGATCTCCAAGGGCTACTATGTGATTGGATTGAAGCGGCGCACATCGCTCATCAACACCGAGCGCGTAGACCACATCTACAATGATTCACTTTCAAACTCGCAGTTCAAGATGTGCTACTACGATCTATCAGACGCAGGAGCCATCACCAATCTATTGGTAAAGTACAAGCCCCATGAGGTGTACAATCTGGCTGCACAGTCCCATGTCGCGGTTTCATTTGAAGTTCCTGAATACACCAGTGACGGCATTGCAGGCGGAACCCTGAAGATACTTGAGGCTATCCGTGCAGTAAATCCTGAAATCAAGTTCTATCAGGCTTCGTCTTCCGAAATGTACGGGGACTCCACTGATTACGATAGTCTTGGCTACACCGAAACCAGTCGCATGATGCCTGTGTCGCCGTATGCAGTAGCCAAACTCCACGCACACCACATGACTCGCGTGTACCGAGAAGCGTACAAGATTCACGCAAGTTCAGGCATTCTGTTTAATCACGAAAGCCCACGCCGTGGCGAGACATTCGTGACCCGCAAGATCACGATGGCTGCGGCTCGTATTGCACAGGGCAAGCAGCAGAAACTGTTCCTTGGCAACATTGATGCGAAACGCGATTGGGGATTTGCGGGTGACTATGTGGAAGCCATGTGGCGTATGCTGCAACAGCCGCAGGGCGATGACTATGTGGTGGCTACCAACCGTACCCATTCTGTGCGTGAATTTTTGGAAGTAGTATTTGACCACGCAGGTTTGGGTGATTACACGAAGTATGTGGAAATTGATCCCCGCCTGTTCCGTCCAAACGAGGTTCCATATTTGCTTGGCAATCCTGAAAAAGCCAAGCGGGTCTTGAAGTGGGAACCACAGCATGATATGATCGCGCTTGCGAAGATGATGTACGATTCCGACTACAAGCGAGAACAAGCCAAGCCGTAATGTCCACCTACATCGACAAGAAATACATCAACCTTGTGTCTGCTCAACTTGAGCGGTTCAAGTGGAAGACGCAGAGCCTTGCAAACTGCCGTTGCCCCATCTGCGGTGACTCACAGAAGAACAAGAGCAAGGCGCGTGGGTTTTTCTTTCCCAAGAAGAACGATTATTTCTTCAAGTGCCATAACTGCGGTATTGGTCACTCTGTGTACCGATTCTTGCAGTCCGTGGCTCCTGCACTCGCACAAGAGTACGCGCTTGAGCGGTGGCGTAACGGCGAGAACGGCAAGAGCAACTATGTAAAGCCTGAAGAGCCGCAAATTGCCCTGCCACGGGCGCAGTTGCGGTTGCCACGGGTGGATGCCCTGCCGCCAGAGCATCCTGCGCGGATGTATTTGGAGTCGCGCCGTGTTCCCCACCTTGACCGTTTCTATTTTTCAAATGCGTTTGGTGATTGGGTGCGGTCCGTTGACGATACATATACCACACTTCCGAATGACGAGCGTATCGTCATCCCATTCGTGAACAAACAGGGTGAACTGGTCGCAGCGCAAGGACGCTGCTTGAGCGGTTCCAAAAACGCCATCCGATACATTACCGTCAAGTTTGGCAAGGACGGTAGAGCAATCTACGGTGAAGATCGGTTGGACTACTCCAAGAGGATTTATGCAGTTGAAGGTCCAATCGACTCTGTGTTTCTTGACAACGCTGTTGCTCTTGCTGGCAGCGAACTCGCCCACGCTACTCGGCTTTTCAGTGATTGCGTTGTTGTTTACGACAACGAGCCTCGCAACACGGAGATTGTCAAGAAGGTGGAAGAAGCCATTCGTGGTGGATACACCGTATGCGTGTGGGCTGACAGCGTAGGCGAAAAAGACATCAACGACATGGTGCTTGCGGGGCGTTCACCGCAGGAGATACAGCGCATCATTGACGAATGCGCTTGCAGCGGACTCACCGCCTTGGCGCGGTTTTCACAATGGAGAGTGCGATGATTGAAAATATACAGGTTTTGGACAAGGGATTCGTGCAGTATGTGGACCATATGGGAAATGACTTGACCATCGTGAACGCTGCGCGGGTGTCCTTCAACAAGGAGAGCAGTTGGGACGGGGAGCAGCAGTGGACAGGTGCAATCAGGGACAAGGCGTTGAGCGAAAAGGATCAGAAACTCATTGCATACCTTGCGAAGCACAAGCACTGGACTCCGTTTGCCCACCCGCAGATCACCCTGCGGATGAAGGCTCCAATTTTTGTTCGCACCCAACTGTTCAAGCACAAGGTGGGACTCACGGAAAATGAAGTAAGTCGCCGCTATGTAAGCGATCCACCACAGGTGTACATTCCTCGTTGGAGAGGCAAGCCAACCAACGGTGCAAAGCAGGGATCCGAGGACTTCATGCCAATTGACGAGAAATACAATGACGCAAGCAGGCATTATTCAATGTGCGTTTCCGATGCCCTGTATTCGTACAGAACGCTTGTTGAAATGGGTGTGGCTCCTGAACAAGCCCGTGCAGTGCTGCCGCAGGGAACCTACACGGAGTGGTGGTGGACGGGTTCGCTTGCGGCGTTTGCGCGAGTGGTGGCGCAGCGCAGCGACCCACACGCCCAATGGGAGTGTCAGCAGTACGCCCACGCCATTGGCAAGATAATAGAACCGCTTTTCCCCCACTCTTGGGCGGCTCTCACGCCTAGCCAGCCCACATAAATAAGGGGATGACAGACCGTCCCCATTCAAAACAGCCCACAGAGCCACGCCGAACTGCCGCTATTTCAAGTGGTGAGTTCGTGTCTGGTTCCGTATTTCAATTAGTGCGCGAAATCCGTGGTTCCGCGTACTCTGTGGGCGACCAGTTCATGCTTATTGAGGGCGAAGACTGTCACGATCCCAATACCCTGATTCTTGGTGGAGTGGGTGAAAACTACTTTATTGATCCGCACGGCAAACCCCTGAAAATTGAAGCAGGGGACACGCAGATTGATTCCATATTTGAGTTGGTGGACACCACCCCACAAGAAATTCTTGAAGAAATAGATGAGGTGGACGCTCCTGTTCGTGTTGTCACGGAAGACAAATTCAAAATCTTCAGAGAAGGTCTTGCAACGGTTCTACAGGAACTAGCCACATCGCAGCGCAATGGTGAGCGTGGTGATCGTGGTCCTCGTGGATTCACAGGCGTACAGGGTGATCGTGGAGATGTGGGACCGCAAGGACCGCAGGGCGAGCGCGGAGAAACGGGGGAACGCGGTGAAAAAGGCGAACAAGGCGAGAAGGGCGATACGGGTGAGCGTGGACCGCAAGGCGAGCGCGGCGAACCTGGTTCGCAAGGTGATCGTGGAGAAAAGGGTGAACGGGGAGAAACGGGAGAGACTGGAGCGCAAGGCGTACAAGGTGAACGGGGACAGCGCGGCGAAGCGGGTGAGCGCGGAGCGACTGGTTCGCAAGGACCGCGTGGAGAGCGCGGTGCTACTGGTCCTGCGGGTGCTAACGGTCGTGATGGGGCTGTGGGTGCGCGTGGCGAAAATGGCGAGAAAGGCGAGCGCGGTGCTGAAGGCAAACGCGGAAAGGCTGGCGCAAAGGGCGCAAAAGGTCCGAAGGGCGATAAGGGAGACACTGGCGAGTCTGGAATTGTAACAGCGGAGTTCCCGCTTGTATACGATGCAGACAAGAAGCACATCAAGATAGATGAAGAGCGTCTTGATCGCATACTAAAGAAGATTCTCAGCGGCAAGACCGTATCACAGACAGACATGGGCTGGCTTGCGTCCACTGGTGGTGGCGGCAAGGTGGCTGTGTACTACAACGGCACAAAGATCACCCCTGATGTTCGTGGCTTGGATTTCACTGGTCCTGGCGTTGCATCGGTCACCAAAGTGGGTGGTAAGGTCACGGTGAACATTCAGGGTGGTGGAGGAAACACCAATTTCTTCTATCAGCAGACTCCTCCCGTCAGCGGCGTGACCGTTGGCTCACGGTGGATGGACTCCGACAACGGACAAGAGTACATCTACATCAATGACGGCAACACCGAGCAGTGGGTGCAGCCAAGTTCTCCGAGCATGATCGCTGCCACGGTAAACACCGTTGTGGGTATAACAGCCTCCACATACTCAGCCACTGAACTAGATTATTACATCGGAATCAGTTACGCTGGAGAGGTCACCGTAACACTTCCCGAGTCTCCTGCTGCGGGACGAGAGATTGTGGTGAAGGACGAATCTGGAGCAGCGGGCTACACCAACAGAAAAATTACCGTGATTGGTTCTGATTCTGAGAAGATAGATAATCAAGACAGCGCAATCATAAACATCAGCAACGCCGCACTCCACTTCATATACAGGAACGGCTGGAGAATCATATGAGTTACTTGTTCAACAACAAGGTTGGATTTGAAGACGCTGCAATAGACGCTTTCTCGCGGCTGAAGGTAGCCACTCCATTCACTCTTTTTGATTCACAGCACAGATACAAGGACAACGGCAAGTTTGACACCGAAGTGGCTCAAGGCGGAACAGCCGCCTACAACGCAAACGAGAGTTCGGTGAACATGACCATCGGCATCACCGCTGGTGCATCGGTGATCCGCCAGACAAAGCGAATATTTGCGTATCAGCCTGGCAAATCTCTGCTCGTGCTGAACACATTCGTGATGAACAGTGGGAAAGCGAATCTCACACAAAGAGTGGGATTCTTCAATGACCTGAACGGCGTGTATCTGGAACAGGGTGGAATTTACGGAACAAGCCTGGGGTTTGTGCTGCGGTCAAATGTCACTGGTTCTACTGTGGAGCGGATGGTATACCAAAACGAGTGGAACGGCGACAAGTTAGACGGAAGCGGAGTATCAGGGAGAACCCTTGATGTCACGAAGGGAAACATTTTTTGGATGGATGTAGAGTGGCTTGGAGTGGGAGATGTGCGGTGTGGATTCGTTGTTGACGGCAGACCAGTAATAGCCCACACATTCCACAACGACAACCTGTATTCCACTCCGTACATGACCACAGCGTGTCTTCCTGTTCGTGCAGAGATATTCAACGGCAACACGGCAGGAAGTGGCAGCACACTAAAGCAGATTTGCTCTTCCGTGATATCCGAAGGTGGATTTGAACCAATTTCGTCCCTCAACCATGCAGGAACATCTCTTGGCGCAATCACCCTTACCAATGCAAAACAGCCGTATCATGTTACTTCCATCCGCCTGAAGAGTGATCGACTGGACTCCGTAGTAATTCCAGCAAACATCTCTGCCGCAATCATACCCGCAAACGCCAATCAGCCAAGAGTAGTGCGGTGGGAACTGTTTTCTGGAGGAAACTTTGTGCTTCCCGCAGGAACAGGGTGGACTGCACACTCCGCAGACAGTGCGGTGGAATACATCACTGGATCAGGAGTCACCTTTTCGGGTGGAACAAGCGTGCGGTCAGGATACTTTGATTCCAATGCCATTCTTGAACTCGGAGGCTCAAACGGAGCAAGAGAGTTCGCGTATCAACTTGGGCGCACAATCGGCGGCACATCAGACACACTCACTTTAATCGTAGCAGGATACGATGCGGGAGTAGTGTTCTTGGGCGAACTTGGATGGTTTGAACTACTGTAATGCCACTTGATTTTCCCCCATCTCCGTCACCCAATCAAATATACACCTTCTCGGGAAAGTCGTGGCGTTGGAACGGTGAGGGGTGGGAGAGTTATTCGTTTACCACCTCCGCAGGAGCAATAGCAGGCACTCCAAACGAAGTGGAAGTGTCGGAGGCAGGGGGCAACTACACCATTGGACTACCCAGTGATGTGGTGATCGGGAACAGCCTCACCACGGATTATTTGAATGTTTCCAACGGTGGAACCTTCAGCGGCGGCGCAAACGGTGTCAGCCTGTCGGGAAACCTAAATATAGCAGGCAAACTCGTTGTGGACGGCATAATTGTTTCCAAGACAGGATTCAGCGGGTACACGGCGAACGCCGAGGTGGAACCGATTACCGATGTAGATTTGGACGGGGGAGAATTCTAAATGGCAATCATTCGCATCAAGCGCACCACAAGCAGCAATCTACCCACAGGTCTTACCTTTGGCGAGATGGCGTTTGTGCAGGGCAGTGGCTACACCGCCAACCGTCTGTACATTGCAGACAACGCTGGAGTGTGCATATGGGTTGGCGCACAGATACTCAATCAGCCAACCTATTGGAGCGGGGCTACGGCTGAAACCACCGTGCCAACGGTGTCGGCAGTGCGGGACGCGCTCATTGCTGGCGTTGGTTCTCAAGGCGCACTTACATTTTCGTCCGATCTTTCGGTTAATATAGCCACAGGAAAGTATTTCGGGAAATACACTCGCGGAGAAACGATTCCTGCACAGGGACAGACCGTAAAGTGGGTCATAGAAGACGCTTTGCAGGAGAAGATAACTCCACTTGGCAGCGTTTCTTCTTCTGGCACAGTTCATTTTGGACGGACATCTGGATCAATAACTGTAACTGTTGGCTACACCATACAGACTGCTGGAGCCAGTGCAGCGGGTTCAACACTGGAATTCCGATACGGCACAGGAACATGGGTAACTCTGTCAACTACACTCAAGGACGACACCAAAGGAACCAATCAGGCGTACTCCTCTTCGTACACCCACAATTACAACCGCGAAACAGACACTGATGCTCCTGGTAGGTATTCCACCACACAGTTCAATTACAGATACACCGTTCACGATACATTTGGCGCAAGTGCATCCTTTACCGCTACTCCTCTGACTCCAGAAAGCGCACAGTCGCCAACAATCAGTTTTTCTGCTGGTATAACAGCAGCATCTCTGCGAACAGGAGCGTTTGGTGCGCCAAGCGGAACCGAAACACACAGCAGCAGAGAAAAGGGAAACACCTACACAACAGTTAATTTCACAATAAGCAGAGCAATCAGTGGCTATGTTGCACTGACGAACTATGTTCTACAGGCTCAGGAACTTGTCAACAATTCCTACGGCAGTGGATGGACAACCGTAAAGAATGAAGCAATAACAGGAAATCCTGCAACAGTTACACGGGGACTTACTTACTCTCCAACAGCAACAGGAGCAAGTCTTGATAGGCTGCAATTCCGAGTAAGGGTAAATGACGAATACAGAAACTTCTTGGGAACAACCACCGATAGTTCTACCGAAACAGTAAACTTTGACTACATGATTTTCTTTGGAGCAACCACCAATGTTCCAACGACATCCGCAGATATACGCGGATTGTCCTCTGGTATCATTGCAGGAAATCCCGCAACATTTGGTAGCGGAGGCGGTGGTAGCGCAATAGCAAATCCATTTACTGGATTGGTCGGTGGTTCCAACAACAAGTTTATTGTTGCATTCCCTGATTCTGTTACCCCAACCACGATAGTTGATAGTGAAACAAACGCCAATGTGGTGAATTCGTTTGTTTTGAGTTCAACCATAACATCGGTGAACGACAGAAGCGAAACGCCAAAGAACTACAATGTGTACATCATGAACAACACCAATCCGTATAACGACAATAGAACCCACACAGTAACCAGAACAGGATCGGTCAGTCAGCCGTAATACCCTATGCCACTACACCAATACACTCCTGGCGTAAAGGTTCCCTCTGGCTTAGAGCCAGTAAACCCCATTCCCGTTGACTCTTGGTCTGGTCCGTATGCCGCTGGTTCCACCACCGCTGCGGTTGCTTCCGCTAACAGCACAATCCCCGCTTCACTGCGGTTCTTGTCCCTTGAAGTTCGCATTCTTGCTCCTGATCCAGACAACGCAGGGCAGACGCTTGCGTACAAGTATTGGTATCGTGGCAGCACCGCAGACAGCGGACTTGTGGAGTTCTCCGCAGGAACAAACATCACTGACTATGTGACTTCATTCAATGGACTCACTGGTGCAGTTCAGGGTGTCTCGGCGGCAGTAGCAGGCACGGGAATTTTCGTAAACGCTGCCACAGGTGCAGTAACAATCACGAACACGGGTGTACAGTCATTCAATGGAAACACTGGCGCGATTCAAGGCGTGTCTTCGTGGAACGGGCAAACTGGTGCAGTTTCCTTTGTGGACTATGTAAGTAGTTTCAATGGACTAACTGGTGCTGTAAACGGTGTAACCGTTGGTGGAGTAAACACCTTCACACAACTAAACACATTCAACAGCGGAATAACAACCGCCTTCATCTACGCTTCAACGGGTTCCACTTTTGCAGGAACACTTCGCGTAAACGGTGGAACAACACTTGCTGCTCGTGTTGATATCGGAGGAGTGCTTGATGTTGTTGGCGGAACCACGCTAGAGTCCACTCTTGATGTTGGAGGCGTGGCTAGATTTGCCGCAGGAATCACAACCACCACACTTGACGCTTCACAGGCAATCCGAGCGAATGGCGGACTGACAGCATCCACATTTGATGTTACGGGCACTTCTAGATTTGCACAAGGAGTAACACTCTCTGGTCGAGTTGATGTGGGTGGGGTTCTTGATGTTGTGAGTGGAACAACTTTGGAATCCACTCTTGATGTTGCAGGAGTTGCACGATTCGCTAGTGGTGTGACATTCTCTGCACTTTCTACATTCACGAACGGTATTACCGCTTCATATCTGTACGCATCCACTGGTTCTACATTTGGGTCTACTATTCAGGTAAGTGGTGGTGCAACACTTGCTGGTCGTGTTGACATTGGAGGAGTGCTTGATGTTGTTGGTGGAACCACGCTAGAGTCAACTCTTGATGTTGCAGGAGTTGCACGATTCGCCAGTGGTGTGACATTCTCTGCACTTTCTAGATTCACTAACGGTATCACCACCTCATACCTGTACGCATCAACGGGTTCTACCTTTGGAGGAACCCTACAAGTAGTTGGTGGATCAACTCTTGCTGGTCGCGTTGATGTTGGTGGTGTTCTTGATGTAGTGGGTGGAACCACATTGGAGTCCACGCTTGATGTGAGTGGTGCTGCCCGATTCAACGGTGGTTCTACCGCATCTGCCCTTGATGTGAGTGGAGTTGCTAGATTTGCTGGTGGTTCAACATTCAGCGGAGCAGCGCGATTTGCCGCAGGAATCACCACAACTACATTGGATGCCACAGGAGTAGTCAGGGCAAGTGCTGGTCTTACAGCGTCTACGCTTGATGTGACAAGCACTTCTAGATTTGCTGGTGGAGCAACATTCTCTTCTTCAGCCGATTTTGCGGGTGCGGCACGATTTGCAGTTGGCTTGACATCAAGCGGTGATGTGGTTGTTGGCTCTGCTGGCACCGTATTCAAAACAAACGGCGATGCCACCATTGGTGCAACTCTAAATGTAAACGGCAACTTTTATGTTACGGGAACCATTACAACAGTAAACCAAACAAACCTGTCTATTGACGACAAGTATATAACTCTTGGAAGAACTCTTGACAGTGATGCTCTTGCAGATGGCGGTGGACTGATTCTGAATTCAGCAACAGACAGAACACTCACATGGGATTTAACCAGTGATGCTTGGACGAGCAGTGTCAATTATAGAGTTCTTGGTAGTAACGGCTACAAGATAGACAACACCACCGTTCTTGCCTCTGGCATGATCCACGGGCTGAGTGCTTCCGCTGGCAGCATCAGCGGCGGCACATGGGCAGCAAACATCATTGGTCTTGCCTACGGCGGATCAAACAAGAATCTTGTGAGCGTTGGTGCATCGGGCGGCGTGGTGTTCAAGGACGGCACAGGACTATCCATCACCTCCGCAGGCTCAAACGGGCAGATTCTGCAAGCCAATGCGTCTGGCGCACCCACATGGGTGAACCTGACTACCCTGACAGGTCTGACCGCAGACAGCGTGAAGATCACAGACCGACACACCACTGCGGGGACGATGTACCTCACATTTACGACTGATGCGGGAGCAGCAATGAGCCTGTTCATTGACAAGTCATCGGGTGTCACCTACGATGCAAGCACAAACACCTTGTCGTGTACGAAACTTGAAGCAACTGTCGATGGCGGTGTCTTCTAAATAGAGTGGAGGAAACATGAGTGAACCTAATTACAATGAAACCGTTGTCATACCACTGTTGCAGAAGAAATTTCAGGAATTGACAAATCAAAATCTGGTTCTTGAAGCAAATCTCCTGATTGAAAAGGAGAAGAACGCTCGTTTGCTACAGCAAGTGGAGTCCACAAAAACAGAACAAAAGCGTGGGAAGAAAAAGGACGAGTCTTTGGACGGAAACACTTTCTGATAGCACATGGCAAAAATCATCACCAAACACAGCACCACACCTGCCTCTGCGCCGTCTGGATTGACGGTTGGAGAGTTGGCTGTAAACCTTGCTGATCGTGATCTGTATGTTGGTGGAACCGCAGGCACAACATATCTCACAGGTGTAAAGACTTACAACGGAGTCACGGGTGCCGTGCAGGGTGTCTCGTCCGCAAACGGATTGACGGGTGCTGTTACATTCCGCGCAGGACAGGGAATTACTCTGTCCACCAGTGGCAACGGAATATCGTTTGCGGTGGACTATCAGTTCGGTGGACAGACCTTCCCCACATACGGTCCAGGTGGTCCAACCGCTGCGGGTGTGGACATCATGCTGTTGCAGCGCAAGAGTGGAACAGGATCGCCTGCAAACGAGATGTACATCCACAACATAGCAAACCTGTTTGCCCAGTTTGTGCCACAGTACATACCCATAGTGAGCCGTGACGCAGAATCAGCAAGCACTGGATTTGGATTCGTAATGACGGGTGGAGGTGGAGATGTTGAAGTCGATTTCGCAAGCCAAATTGAACTAATATCCCAAAGCCTAACCACAGTTGACGGTGGAACCTTCGCCTAAATACTGTACGCACAAAAGAGACTGAACTATGGGAACAACAATCATATTCCGCAGAGGCGAAAACGACCCCACATCAGGTTCGGGGCTGACGCTTGCCGAGCCAGCGTTCAACACCACGCTGAAGACATTCCACATCGGTTTGGGTCACGGTATCACTGCGGCGTGGGTGGGTGCGCCCATCAGCGGATTGAGTGCGGACATCGCGGCAGGCATCACCTACAAGATTCCGTCTGCTGCTGCGGTAAAGAACTACATTGGTGGGCTGTGCTACGGAAACACGGGTGCTCCCACCATAACGCAGTATGTGTCGTCCTTTAATGGACTCACGGGTGCGGTTGGTGGCGTGTGTGCTGCTCAAGCCAACACCTTCACGGCTGTGCAGACATTTACTTCTGGAATTTCCGCTGCGGGTGGAATTACCTTTAACGATACACTGAATGGGGCAACCGCCACATTCAGCCGCCTCACTACACATACTGCTGGAATGAGTGGTCACATCAACATCTCGTCCAGCAATGCAACAGGAAATATGTACCTGCTCATGGCTCGTGGTGCGGGTGTCACGGCTGTGTTCATGGACAACACCACCACCCCACTGGTGTATCAGCCGTTTGCTGGAAATCTTGGTCTGAAGGGCATCACCCTAGTCAGCGGAAACGACTATCTGTATATTACTCCAACAGAGATCACAGCAACCAACACAGTAAACCCGTCTAGCGCATATTTCAACTTTATTGCCGAAGGCGGAAATTACTTTCAGAGCGCGGCGGCGTCGCTAATAGGTGATCTTGGCGCGGTAAACAGTGCGCTGAGTTTGAATATTGATCCTTCCACAAGAACCCTGACTTGGAGTGATGCAGTTATTGGATCGGGAGTCACTTCTGGATTTTTCGGTGTAAATCGGGATAGTGGAGCAGTGCTTTTACAGTACGCGGCAGAGATTAACAGCCCAACTGGCAAGGGCTTGCAGTTAATCTATAATGATTACAACGGGGCTGCGTCTAATTCTGTGAAGATGGATGTAAGCAGTGCTGGTAACTATACTGTGTTGCCAAGCGGTGGCTTGGCTACGGTCACGGGAACACTGAATGTGTCTGCTGGTGTTTGTGCCGCTGGAGCAACATTCACTGGCACGATGATTGGAGCAACCGCCACATTCAGCCGCCTGACTACACACTCCGCAGGATTGTCCGCAGCAGGAATCACTTGCAACGGCGACATCAATCTGTACGGAAACCGCAGCATCGTACACAGAGGAACCGCCTTTGTCCTCAAGGGAATTACAACAGGTGCCGCATTATCATCAAACTCAGTCTTGTTGTCTGGAAACCAAGTTGATCTGCAACTGAATTCATCCACTGGATATGTCCTTGTTGATCGTGGATGGGAATCTGGGTTGTTATCATCATACAACACTGGCATTAAATTCAATTACTATGATGACGATGAACTCGTTTACGGCACGATAACATTGCAAACCAATGGTGGAAACACCGCAACGATAAACCTTCCTTCTGCGAACGGCACACTCGCACTCACATCGCAATTGATGGGCGCGGTGAACGGTTCTACTGCCGCTACAACGGCTGTGACATCGTTCAACGGACTCACTGGTGCGGTCACGGGTGTCACTGTCGGTGGAGCAAACACCTTTACTGCACTGAATTCCTTCAACGCAGGAATCTCCGCTGCGGGCGGAACATTTACTGGTCAAGCACGATTCCTTGCAGGTATATCCGCAGCGGGTGGTGTGACTCTGGCAGCCAATTCTGCTCTGAATTTTTCTGGACTTGGAAACATAGAAGCAATCGGATCCAGTTTGGTTCTTGGTGAAAACAGCACGCGGGTGTACATTGGAGATTATCAGGCTTTAGGCAATAGCACCCATATGCAGTTCAGGGACGGTACTTCTACCATAAACATTTTTTCTCCGTATGGACCAGTAAACATTGGAGACTATGAGGGCGTGAACTCGGGTGCATACATCCGCGTAGACAACTCCGATGGTACGATAGATGTACTTGCAAGTCCATATACGGTAAACTCCAACAGTTATGAACACAGTTCCGCCAATGGTTTTACTTTTTCATCAGTTTCAGGAAACATAAATTTCACCGCCCCGCTAGTGGGCGCAACTGCCAGTTTCAGTCGCCGTGTCACATTCTCCGCAGGCATCTCCGCAGCGGGTGGAATGACTCTTGCAGGATCGTTCCAAGGGTCTACCGCGACATTCAGCGGTCTTGGATCTTTTAATGCGGGGATTAGTGCTTCTGGTGGTGTCACATTCAGTGGCACGGTTGCGTCCGACACAGGCTACCGCATCACCTCAAATGCTATTAACGCACAGACAGGAACCACATACACTTTCCTTGAGAGCGACAACGGCAAGGTAGTGACCTTCAACAACGGCTCCGCAGTCACCGTGACCATTCCCACCGCACTGCCCGTGGGCTTCAACTGCACCGCCATTCAGTTGGGAGCAGGGCAGGTTGGATTCACCGCAGCAAGCGGACTCACCCTGCAAAGTTACGGATCGCAGTACCGACTCATTGGACAACACGCAGCAGCGAGTATCATTGAGTACTCGGCAAACATCGTGAACCTGTCAGGAAACCTTGTTGTATGATTATTCCAAGCGGAAAGAGTGGAACAATTGGCAGTTCAGCGCGAATAACAAACGATGTTATTGCATTCGTAGACTTCAGCAACGACTACGGGTGGGCAGGTAACACCGCCAACGACCTGTCGGATCGCTCCGTGAAGTACTCCACGCCAGGCGGATATGTGTCTGTGGTGTCAGGCTCAACTGCGGAGCCAGGCTACATTGACTTGGACGGTTCCACGGACTACTTGATTGCAGGCAGTACTCTATCTGCGTTTTCTACGGTTACAGCAATTACCATTGATGCGTGGGTAAAAGCAGATTCTCCTTTTAGTACCAGAACTATCGTATCAAATAACTCTGCATCAACGGGTGCGGCAAACAGAGGATTTGGGTTGATATCGGTCAGTGATGGTGCAGGAAATTGGTCCCCTAGAATAAATGTTAACAATGGGTCAGTGACATCAATTGTCTCCTACTATGGGTTGACTGCTGGAACGGATTGGGTGAATTTGTTTGTTGTGGTACGAGATGGAGTACCACTAGCATCTCCAATGCAAACTGATGCAAAAATATTCAAACCATCAGGTGTCTCTGCATCTAGTTTCAATAATAACATAGGAAACCCAAACCACGGACTCACTAGTAACAGTGCTATTGCGATTGGAAGGCGATCTACGGCTGCTACTCAATACTGGGATGGACTAATTGGTGCTGTAAAGGTATACAATCGTGCGCTGTCAGAAAGTGAAATGAATCTGAATTACGACCGCTCCAAGAAACGCTATGGTCATTCATAACACTCCAATTTTCTATGCCGTGATTCCGTCCACAGAGGTGGACTCGGTGGACTACGAGCAGACTCTATGCACACGCGCTGGCGTTCGGTTTTCGCTTGACGGAACGCAGTGCATCGTGAAGTGGGTTGGAGACACCGTGCCGTCCTCAATTTCTGCAATTGGTGGACACGAAGGACCGTACACCGCAAGCGAGATTTTAGCCGTTGTTGCGGGTACGGATTGGGAGTCTCCCGAGGAGTAAACCAAATACTGTTCTGTATACTTTAGAGGGGCGAAAGCCCCCCTTTGTGTTATGCTCTGCTCTACATACTCTACCCAACAAAAAGGAGTTACATATGAAGCGACTGCCCACTCTCTACCAAGAGTTTATCCACTTGTCTCGTTACTCGCGCTGGCTTGATTCCGAAAAGCGGCGCGAGACTTGGGAGGAAACGGTTGACCGTTACTTCCGCTTCTTTGACGAGCATTTCGCAGACAAGGGCGTGAAACTAAATAAGGCAGTCCGCGAAGAACTTCGTGACGCAGTTCTGAATCTTGAAGTCATGCCGTCCATGCGTTCACTCATGACGGCAGGTGAAGCACTCAAGCGGGACAACACCGCAGGCTACAACTGCTCCTATGTCGCGGTCAACAAGGTTCGCGCATTTGATGAGATCCTGTATGTTCTCATGTGCGGAACAGGCGTGGGCTTCAGCGTGGAGAGGCAGTATGTGGAAAAACTTCCTACAATTGCTGAAGAGTTCACTAACAGCGATACGCTCATCGTTGTCAAGGACTCCAAGGAAGGTTGGGCAAAAGCCTTCCGAGAACTGGTATCCCTACTCATTGGAGGTCAAATCCCCCGATGGGACTTGTCTCACATTCGTCCTGCTGGTGCGCGCCTCAAGACTTTCGGTGGACGCGCAAGTGGACCACAACCACTGGAAGACCTCTTCCGATTTACCGTCAGTACTTTTAAGAAGGCTGCGGGACGAAAACTCACTTCCATTGAATGCCACGACATTATCTGTAAGGTTGCAGAGATTGTCGTTGTCGGCGGTGTCCGTAGATCGGCTCTTATCTCGCTTTCCAACCTCACGGACGAACGGATGCGTGATGCTAAGGTGGGTCAGTGGTGGTTGGAGAACCCACAACGGGCGTTAGCAAACAACTCCGTTGCGTACAAGGAGAAGCCCGAGATCGGCACATTCATGGAGGAGTGGATTTCCCTGTACAAGAGCAAGAGCGGTGAGCGTGGCGTGTTCAACCGCGAAGCCGCACAGAAGACCGTGGAGAAACTGGGCGACCGCCGTGATCCCTCCTATGAGTTCGGCACGAATCCATGCAGTGAAATAATCCTGCGGGACAAGGAGTTCTGCAACCTGAGTGAAGTCATTGTCCGTGCAGACGACACTCCCGAGTCCCTGAAGCGCAAGGTGCGTCTGGCTGCGATTCTCGGCACTTGGCAAGCCTCGCTTACCCACTTCCCGTATCTCAGCAGCGATTGGCGCAAAAACTGCGAGGAAGAAGCACTGCTTGGTGTCTCCCTCACGGGCATCTTGGACAACGCCATCATGCGGGCACAGGGACCAAACCTGAATGTGCTGCTTGAAACACTGAAGGGTGACGCGGTGGCTACGAACAAGGAGTGGGCGAAAAAGATTGGCATCAACCCCGCAGCAGCCATTACTTGCGTGAAGCCAAGCGGCACGGTGTCGCAGTTGACAGACGCTGCTTCAGGCATCCACGCTCGTCACAACGAGTACTACATTCGTACCGTTCGTGCCGACCGCAAAGACCCCATGTGTCAATTCATGATTGACAAGGGCATTCCTGCGGAGCCGTGTGTCATGCGCCCTGATCACACAATGGTGTTCTCGTTCCCGCAGAAGGCTGTGGGATCGGTGACGCGCAACGACATGACCGCGATTGAACACCTTGAGTTGTGGCTCACCTATCAGCGTCACTGGTGCGAACACAAGCCAAGCATCACCGTCACGGTACGGGAAGACGAGTGGATGGAGGTGGGTGCGTGGGTATACAAGAACTTTGATGAAGTCAGCGGCATCTCGTTCCTGCCACACTCCGACCACACCTATCAGCAGGCTCCGTATCAGGACTGCACTGCGGAGGAGTACGCCGCAGCGGTAGCCAAACTGCCACAATCCATTGACTGGAACGAGTTGACGCAGTACGAGAAAACCGACACCACCAAGGGCACACAGACCTTTGCGTGTTCTGGAGACAAGTGCGAAGTGGTTGACCTGACTACATAAAAATAGCCCCACGGAAGATAGCATCTCCCGTCCGACAGCCCCCGCAAGGGGGCTGTTTCTTTCCTAAATACTGGCATGGTGATAGCAGGAATTGATTACTCTTTATGCGGTCCAGCAATCTGCCTATTCCGCGCCAACTCCACGGGAAAATTCTCGTATGGTGGCTGCTCCTTCTATTTCCTGACAGACAACAAGCGGCAGAGCGAAATCCGCACCATGAACATATTTGGTGAGCGGTTGAGCGATTGGGACAACGATCAGCACCGCTACGAGACACTTGCGGATTGGGCTATGGACATTGTGATGGGCTGCGCTCATGTTGCGCTTGAAGGGTATGCGTACTCTGCAAGCGGACGGGTGTTCCACATTGCAGAGAACACGGGTATTCTCAAATACAAACTTTATCAGTTGAGCGTTCCCGTCACGGTGATTCCGCCCACCGAAGTGAAAAAGTTCGCCACAGGCAAGGGCAACGCAGACAAGAACGCCATGTACCATGCGTGGCTAAAGGAAACAGGCGTGGATTTAAAAGGACTCCTGACACCGAAGCGTCAAGAGTCCGTGAGTCCTGTTTCAGATATTGTTGACTCGTACTACATCTGCAAGAAGATGTACGAGAGCCTGCCTGAAGATGTCCGCGTTGCAGACGATTAAGGCGCAGGCTGCTGTGGATCAGTGGGAGGAGTTTTCTTTTCCTCGCACTCTTCCTCATCGTCAATGTGGACGGGCTTGTTGATGAACTCCTTCCAAGCCCATGCCAAGACCAGAATCAGCACAGGCATATACCACAGCACCCATCCCCAGTTCTGACTGATCTTGTCACCATTCAGAATCTCGTGCTTCAGTTTCATCATGATCACGCTGTCGGTGGTGTTGTCTGGCAGCATCTCTGGTGCGGTCATGGACACGCAGCCAGCAAGGAAGGGCAGAAGTAGCAGTGGTAGTTTCTTCATGGCGGCTCCTTTACGACTTGTTGGAAGCAGCGGCACTACCGAAGTAGAAGCCCACGATGCTCACTAGGATTTGACGAGTTTCGGACGCAAACAGGAATCCATTCACTTCCACGAAGTACTTCTTGGTGGTGGCGGGAATGAGTCCAAACAGCCCCTCTGGATTCTGTGCGTCCACCTCAACGAATGTGGGCAGACCAAAGAACGGCAGGATGAATGGAGCCATCAGGGTGGCGAACAGAACTGCAAGCACGATGAGTTGGCGAATACCCTTGCCCACATCAAGCGGGACGCGCTCTGCTGCCTTGTCTTGATTCTCCGTGGTCTGCTTGTTTGAAGCCATCAGGCGTTCAAACATTTCCTTTTGGTCTTGACGCTTCTCTGCCATGAAGCGGAACAGGAAGCCTGTCGCAGAACCACCAACCAACGAAATGAGTTCAGGACTAATCATGTAGTCACTTCCTTTCTAAAGCGGATTACCCCTTATTTAGGTCTTGGGCAGTTTCCGCTTGCCAATTTTTGATTTTCTCCGCTGTGGCACAGGGGGAAGATCGGGAGGCAGTCCCGCAATCTTTGTGCCGTCAGCCACATTCGTGGGCGGCTGCGTGGCGATTGGGGGCGGGAACTCTTCCAAGAACTGCATGAATTTTTTCATTCTAGCCATTAGTTTACCTCGTTGGTGCCACCGAGAGACAGACCAAGTGCTGCACCGATGGTGTTTCTGCTGTAGTAGTCAAACGGATATGTGGCTCCTGCCCACCCCTGCGCGGTGGCAAACGCAGGAGCAGCGGTTGCACTGAATGTAGCCAGCATTGTGACGAAATCGCTGAAGTTCGTGGTCATCACATTGTTCTGCCAGAAGCCCTTGCCTGCTTCTGTCCAGAACTTTGTCTGGTGGTTGGTTGCGTACCCGCGTGGATCCGCTTCAAATGAAGCACCATTGAACACATCAGTGGTTTTCCACACTGGCCAGGCTGAGGGGTGGATATCATTGTACCGAGCGTACTTGGTTTGATTGGAATTTTGCAATTCAACCACCCTCTGTCCACCCTTCTTGAATTCTTCAAGGACAAATGTAATCATGTTGTAATTCGCGTAACACACGCCCTTCAGTGCGGTGTTGCCGTTCTTCAGGTTTGTGTAGTGCCTGTAGTGGTCTGACAATGCGTACAGGTGCCCAACAGCAGCCATTGGCGTGTACTGCGTTCTGTCTCCGTCTGCGGTGTAGCCGCCTGCGCCAAGGGACGAAACCGATCTCCACATATTCAAGAAGGTGTTTCCTCTTGCCACGGTGTGGTAAACACCGAACGGATCACTGCTCGCGCCTGGCACATAGATGTCCGAAAGCCTGAAGCCTTGGTGATCCATGCGGTGCCAGTGGCGAATTTCCGACCTCTTGATTGCATCGGGGAAGTTTTGAGGATTTGTGGAACCCCAGAACCACGGTTCATCCGAGGTAACGAATTCTCCCTGCCATCCCGTGGATGCAGTCTGTCCTGCTGCACCACTGATGCCTTGTTCCGTTGGGGCAATCAACGCCTGATTGATGCGATTGCTTGGGCGAGACTCAATGAACACAGGAATTCCTGCGGCTTCAAGTTTTCGTTTCACATACCAATCGCTCAACTCAAGAGCGTCCGTGAGATACGCTCCCGACAGAGCCGCACTGGGAGCGGTGGGATCGCCCACCGTTCTGTACAAATGCACGCTTTCGGGGGTGGCTGCCAGTGAACCCACATCAAGGTTCACGGACAGTTTTCCCTTTCCGATGGGATTGGACGGCTTCATGCTCTTGATGGTTTCCACATGGGCATCAAGTTTGGCGTAGAATGCTGCATCCTTTTCCGCCGTTGTTCCAGGCAGGCTTTTCCAGAAATTACACGCCTTGCGGCGGTAGTCCGACCAACCCATCACGCCAGGCAAGTACAGATACACATTGCACGGCTCATTGATGGGTTGCTTCAAACTGTTCGGAGGAGTCATGGTTCCCGTGAGAAGTGCATTGATTGCCTGTGGGAATCCCTTCCACCGAGCAGGCTGCTGATGGGTAAGTCCTGCGGGTGATGGGACAGTGTACGCATCTTTCCAGTGCTGATACGACAGCAGGTACGCACCACCAGACGCTCCGTATGTGGGCAGCAGCGAATCCCTAATGTATCCACCATACGGCAGGTACAGGTGGAAACTCCGTGCGCCCCATTTGTACGCATCAATCACCCGTTCGTACACAAGATTGTGCCACGGAGTGTTGGTGAGATCCGTTGGATTTGCATTCCACGGATACGCTCTAGACTCTGATGCGGACTCTGGAACACCTTGGAACAGAGCAACGCTTGTGCCTGTCCAGTTTGCCCATGTTACGCCACCTGGATCGTTTGTGGCAATTCCTGTGTCGGTAAAGAAGTTGATCCACGGATAGTACTGGTCTTTTGCTTCCGCAATGGAGTCAAACGCATCAGCAGACGGAGCGGCGATGGTATACTCTGGCTTCACTGCCGAGCGAGTAATGAGCCACACACCACGGGTTCCGTGGGGATGAACCGATGCAACACCACCAGGAATGGTCAGGGTTGGAGGCAGATCGGCGCGGGTATTCTGCGTAAGCGTGACAGTTTCATCAAGCAGACCAGGACGAACCGTGATGCGCCATATGTACAGCCCCGCGTTCGGTCCACTTGCAATTCGCGCTCCTGAAATGAATGTCTTGTCTGCCAGCACAGGGTAGTCCGTGACCAACGGCTCCGCGCACTTGCTGTTGCCAGAGATGTTTCTCCAGTTGTTCAGCACGGTGTGAATGTAGATGAGATCGTGGTCGCGGCGATCACCCGCCTCAAATTCTACTCCATCACACCACTGAATGAGGCGGTGCGCTCCTGCGAGAATCAGGTGGTACATGAGTTCCCACCAGTAACGGCGATCCATGTTGAATCCCCAAGTGGACGGTCCCAATCGCGGACTGCTGACCCACGGAGCGAAATGCTTCCACAGTTTGGGGTCGGAGTTCTGATACGCACGAAGTGCGCGGAATTGGGTCATAAAACCAACAAAGCCTGCGTTATTGTGCGCGGATTCCACCAAGAAACTGTCACCAGTGGAACCAGTGAATCCGATGGGGTCATGGAAACGAACGGAAATTTGATTGCCTGTTCCCACATTTCCGCCAGTGATGTAGTTGAAAACGGTGCCACCGAATCGTCCAAACCACACATAGTCGCCTGGACGCATGGTGATTCCGCAAACCCATGCCGTGATTGCCGTGGCTCCTGCGGAGAAACTGTGAGACACCGTTGCTCCACGGACAAAAGTGGGCGATCCTGCTGTTACTCCAAAGAAAGAGGAACTGCGAATTCCGCCAAACCAATCAGGATTGGATCCGTGGCGCAGTCCAAGACGGTGATAGAAGCGAACAGTGCCGTCTTCCGCAACATAATCGTAGGCGTTCAGAGAACCCCCGTAGTTCACAGAAGAAGTCTCTGGAGTGGTTACCGCAACTCTGCGGGCTGCGGATGCGGGGTACGGAACACCACCGAACAGATACTTCTTTCTGTAGTCGTTTCCTGGATTGGGAAAATAGCAGCACATGGAAGCAGGATTTGCGCTTCTGGAAGCGGCTGTCACTCCGACACCAGCGTAGAAGTTCGGAGAGCAAGTCACATCTTCTGGAAGAACTGGATGGATTGAGGGTTCGCTGTTTCCACCCGTGTTGAAAAGCATTTCCGATGGTTTCACTGGTCCTGTTTGCAGATAGTTTCCGCAAGTAATCACTCCCCAAGACCTATTTTTTGCCTTGTTGTGTATGAGCGAACGATAGTGTCCCTCGCACAGGGCACGAAGAATGTATGTCCATGTCAGGGACGGGTAACTCATGGACAAATTGTACGGACTAAACGCTCCGCGATCTGCACCGTTGATGCGCGTGGTATTGTACAGCGTGTCTCGCTTCGGATCGCCGCCTGGATCGTGATCCGTTCGTGTGCTGCCTCCAATGTAATTCAGGGAAGAACGAGGATATTTTTTTCTTTCCCCTAGCCCGTACACATTCGGCAATGCGTTGTAAGCATTGTATACTTGATATGTCACGCCACCAATGTCATCAAGCGTGATGGCGGCAGGAACTCCGCTGACGGGTTCAGGATACGCTGGCGACAAAGCCCGCGTTGACATTCCTGGACAGATGACACCACGGTAGTATGTGCCGAAGTTTGCACACAATTGGTTGTATATGTCCATGAACATGGACGCAACGGTGGGCGAACCGTCATTGGTTACTCCATTGAACTCAAACTTGTATGTGCGAATGCGCGGATCATTGATGGTTCCCATGAAAAACTCTGGATCCTTGTAGTTAACCATGCCACACAATCCAGCGGGTATTCCGCAGTCATCAAACAGAGACACTGCTTTTCTGTTGGGCTGAACAGGGTTGAATGCAAGATCATGCAGATATGTGCGGTGTTGCTGATTGCTGCCACCACCCCATGTCACGCCGCTGTCCTGCCCGCTGTAGTACAGTGAGTAACCATTAATGTTTTCGCAGTCATCGTCAATGTACTCAAAGCGTGCGTTTGCGAGGAAGTCCTGACCAACTGGACGGTCGCGTATGACTCCTGCTTCTACGCGGTCAAGATAATTTTTTAGAGCGTTTCCTGCAAACGCGGACGCATTGTCCGTGAATATGGGTGCAAGAGTTCTGCCGCGAGGGAAAGTGCCGCCAGAAATCAGAATGCTGCGCTCTATATTGCACGAGGAGTATCCGCCTCCAACGGTTCCGCTCACGGTCACCGTGTCACCTTGAACGGGAATGCGCTTTGACTCTCCCGCACTTGCCGTGAACACGCCAAGGCGGTTGTATGCAGGAACTCCCACAAGTATTTCCAGTGTGTTTCCTGATCCTGCACCACTTGAGAACCACAGTGAGTCGTTGTGAAACAAGGTGAGTCCACCGCTTGGAGCAGTAAGCGTTATGCCTGTTGCTCCCGCAGGGAAAGACGCCGAAATGAGCACTCCCGTGTAAGCCGTTGGTCCTTTCATGTAACTGTAAACAGGGTTCGTCCAGTCTAGATTGCTGCTGAAAAGAACATGAGGCTTTGTTTTGGACGGTACACGGTAACCTGCGGAGGTTATTCCGTCCACGCCTCCGCTCCAAGTAACACCGTCCATTTGCTTGTAATGCTGAAGAACAGTGTACGGCTCATGTGACTCGTACAAGCCTTGCGAGGGAGTGACATTGCCAATAAATCGCGGATAGATGTGACGCTTGCCCACAGGCACCGTCTTCATGCGATCCAGCGTCCTGTAGATCATTAGATCGGTACAGAATGTGATGCCGAAGTACGGATCCACATTGTTGTTTACGGAACCCAGTCCCGTCACGGTATTTGGTGTCTGTACATTGCTTCCGCTCAGATACGGAACGAACAGCGGCACGATTGAACGAATACCTGCTTGTATGGCGTTAAGACCGCCTGTGGTGGCAGCATCGTAGTTCACATTCACATCACTGAAAGACGGAAGACCAGGATCAGGATTGAGTGGGTCTTGGGTGTATACAAAGCGGGAGTACTCAAACGCATTTGCGTATGTCGCGCCACCCGCAGCAGTATAGAATCCTGCGTACTTGGTGGCATCTGTATCCCGTTGGGTAACGGTTGTGTACAGGTAACTGCTGCCTGCCCTGCTGCCGTCCCGTCCGTAATCAGGATCCGTCCACGCCACGCCGTACACTTCGTAGTCCGCAGGACCGTATGCCGTGGTGAGTCTTCCTGAATTTGGATTGGTTGTCCACGCACTATCGGTGGAGTACAGCCTTGCAATGCGTTCTTCTGTTCCGCCAAACACCATGAAGTGGATTTTTTCTCCGTATCCGCTGCTGTAAAAATCAGAAGTTACTCCATAGGTGATTCTTCTCAGTTTTTTATACGCATCTGCTGAAGAATATGGAGTGCCGTTATTTTCGGTTGCATTTGGATCGTAGAACAAATCAGGAGCAGCAACCTCAATTCGGAATCCTTCTCTGGTTTTTGTTCCGCGTATGTACGGAATTCTCATGTTTCGGAACATTCCATTGTGGTTTGGTTGTGTCGTGGGTACACTACCGTAGTCACCAGCATACGGATATCCCATTGTTTCTCTTGACAGTATCACGCAGTAATTAGAATTGTCTAGCGGTTCCGTGAAAGCCACATCAATGCTGCACACACCACCAGCGGATATTCCGTTCAGGTATCCATCTCCTGTTTTGTGTGTGTTGAAAGCGTCTTCCATGTAAGCAATAACAGAAGTGGCTCCTTTTCGTGGAGGAATTACCACAGTTCCGTATGCACTCGCAACTCGCTTCTTCTCATCAAAAAAACCCAAGTTTTGAGAAACTGATGTTTGGTTGTCGGTGTTTTTTCCAAATCCACCCTCTGTTGCCACGGACAGTTTTCCAGTGGTAACACCACGGTCTGAATCGGTTGACAGCGAGAAAACCGCTACATTAGCCTGATAGTTTGGTTTTCCTTCGCACACCGATGCTGCAAACAAAGGGGAGGGGTCATTACCCGTGTCTTGAAGTCCGTATCCGTCCCAACTTAGCGTGACACCAAACAGCACAAACCCCGACTTCAGGTCATTTAGTCCTGGTCCATAGGCAGGAGTTCCCGACCACGACTCTCCTGTGTATCCGTGACTAATGTTCCAATAAGCCAATTGTCCATCATCAGTGACTTGTGGAGTTGTCAATACCACATAAGCACCAGAAGAAAAACGAGCAGGATCAGAAAAAGACAGGCGATATCCAACTTTGTTGGAAGCACCCAGAGAAATTCTCTGCGGGGTTTCAATTCCTGCTCCTTCGTTGATGGCAATCTTTGGATTGACTGTTCCCAATACATTTTCAAATGAAACTACTGCCCACGCATCACAAGTAGGAGAGTCTTGAGTCTGTGATGTGATTTGTGAATTTGAACTTGCCATTAGATTACCACCAAGTTTACGAGACTGGTTCTGTGTGTGTTGGTGTCGTTTCCAGGAGCAGCACCTTCCAGTGCGGCTCCTAGCCACGGAGCCACAGTTCCCGTGCCCAACGGATGACCTTGGGGACTCAGTGGAGTCCAAGAAACACCACTAAAACTTTGACCACGACTAGACATATACAATGCCTCAACAAAAAAACCGTATTGTGTTTTGGGGTATTTTGTTGTGTTTATTATTGAAGGCGCAAACCACGGCAAGAAAGTGTAGCCCCTCCACAGTCCTCTTGTGGGAGAGTGACGAATTTGCAAAAATACTCTGTAATTTGCTGACGGTAGTGGATTTATGAATGTGAAATAGAACGGAATGTTTTCGCTAGCCGAATTCGTAAAGTTACCAATACAGCGTTTATCTAAACGCACATTGTATCCGTCAATAAAGTTCAGCGTATCCATTTGCTCTTGAGTGAGGTTTACGGGGGTTCCGCGCAAGTTCGGTGTTCCTGAATTTGTGCTTATGGTGTCGGCTGTTAGCCGCCGTGAAAGCAAATTACTCACACACCACGCCTGTACGCGCCGCCCTGTGGGAAACAATGGAGTGACTGCTGTGTTGGACATTAGAGCCTCTTGAGTTCTTCTGCTAGTTTCATGTCTAGCGGAACATCGCTCACGGCAACTCCATCAAATATCATCCGCTCATCTATGTAGTTCAGGTACAGCAGCACCGTCTTCAGCGAGGGGTGAATGTCACGCTCCAATTTATGGAAAAGCATCCGCGCAGTGGCGTGCTGACCAAACACATTTCCCATGATCACCAAATGGTTGAGCAGCAGGATGGTTCGTATCCTGCCGCTCCTGCGGTACTTCTTCAGCAGCCGCTTCACATACTTGATTTTTGAAAGGTCTTCGGTGAATTCAACCATCCCCATGCAATCAGGATTGGTGTAGTTTCCCATTGCATAGAGCATGAAGTTGTCTTTGGTCAGCACTTTGAAGTCCATGATATACGGTGGTTGGCATCACCAACGCATATCGTTTTTTTCAAGACGGCTCTTGATAGACTTCTGCCTGGCAATGACATTCGCAGCACCTTGGTGGGTGCTTGGCTTCTTTTTCTTGCCCTTTGCTACCGCTTCCTCCACGGACTTGATTGCACCCTTGTGGAACCGCTTGCCCTTGCCGCTCTTGTCCGCGCGGGCTTCCGTGGGTGCAGGAACCTGAAGAGAAATGCCAGGCATCATCTCCGTGTATTCCTTCACTGGCTTCTTCTTGGCACGGAGCAGGGCAAAGTCCTGTGAGTCCAAACGCTTGTTCTTGTTTACATCAAGTCGCTTCTGACCACCGACTAGTGCTTCGCTCATCGCGGGGGCGCGACCCTTCTTCTTGCGAAGACGATCAGCGATGCGCTTCTGCAAAGCCGAAGCACGCTCAAACCGATCAACATCGCCTTCCTTGCCTGCTCGTTCCTTGGCTTTGGCAAGACGCGCTGCCTTGGCAGCACCCGCTTCGTCAATCTGCTCGGCTTCTTCCTTGACACCCATAGCGGTCTTGATGCCCTTCACGGCATTCGCTTGCTGCTTGCCAGTGAGTTGCTTGCCACGCTTGTGTCCGCTCAACATGGACGACAGTTGCGAACCGCGCTTGGCAACATATGCGTCCTTCGTTGCCTTGCTCAATTCGTCAATCTGCTCCACTTCTTCCTTGACAATCTTGTGGTGGGGAACGGTGATGCTGCCGTGTTCGCCAACATCAACCACATAGCCGCCACCGTGCTGCGCTGCCTTGCCGCTGCCGCCCTTGTCGTGGCGCACGATCTTGCCCTTCACCATCTTGCCCTTGTGGGGAACCTTCACGGTATCTCCCACCTTGTGCATTTCTTCAATCGCCTCAATCTCTTCCTTCACGCTCTTCTCTGCCTTGCGCCACTTTTCGTTTTCTCTCTTGAACTTTGGTGTTTGCGCCTTGCCAGCCACGGTTCCATCGTTACTACGAGCGCGTAGACGGGCATATGTTGCGCGAGATGCACGCGCACCTGCCTTCTTTTGCTGTGCAGCGGACAGGTTTGGATTGTTGTAATCTGCTGTTGCCTTATCTCTTTCCCGAGCAGTGATTGCATCACGCATGGGGGTGAGGAGTTCATCAATCGCCTCAACCTCTTCCTTTACCTCGCGCCGACTGCCGCGCTTGATCAGTTTGCCGCCGCGACCGTAGGTGCGGGGCGAGTCCTGTTCCTTTTGATCGCGCTTCATCAGGCGGCGTGAAGCAGCGTCATGCTTGGCTTCTTGTCGCCGTCCACGGGCAGCAGCCTTGCCGCTCTGCGTCATCTTGGCAGCGTAACCGCTCTGTGCTTTTTGTTCGTGCTTCTCAATCTTGTTTGATATTTCTCGCGCACGGGCATCGGTCTGGTAGTCTTCGGTGACTGCATCTCCGTCCTCTTCAACGCCTTCGGGAACGATATCCACCTTTGGAGCAAGTTTGGCGGTCACGCGGTACAGTCCGTCTTCAGCGGTTTCCACGGTGACCGACAGAACAAACTCCTGCAAGCCAGCGTCAGGGCTAGCCTTGCCGTCAAAGCGGATGCCGCCTGCGCCAGCCATTCCGCTTGTCCCGTCAACGCGACCGAACAGGGTGACAGGAACCGCGAATGTGCCTGTCATGTTGCTCTGCCACATCCACGGTGTCCACGGGAAGTCAAGCATGAACAGGTTCAGGCGAGTGCGGATCTTCACCAACGCATCGTTTGCGTGCTGATGGGTGAAGCGGTTCAACGAGTTCAGAACCGCGTTGACCTTCATCAACAGATTGGCGTTCGCCGCACCAACATCGGTGTCAATGCCACGATTGGGGTAGCCCGTGAGGGTTTCCTTGTATTCACTCTCGTTTAGTTCGCTGCGGAACGCCTTGAATCGCTTTTGTTCGCTCATGTGTCTTCCCTTTTCGCTTTATTCTATTACTAGACCCGATCTCCGATCTTATGCCTTTTTCTTTGCCTTCTGTCCCTTGAACTTCGCACGGAGAGCGCGCTTCTTGTCTTCAGCGGCTTCCTTCTCTGCCTCTGTTGCTTCCTTGGGACGAACTACCATTCGGGGGAACTGCGTGACATAATCCCGTCCAGCCGCTTCGTCTAGTTCAGCCCGCAGACCAAAGAAGGTCTTGCCTTCGCTGACGCTCTTCCACCCACCGCCGTGTTCGTTGTACCACTTCACAGCCCATCCGTTGGCGTAGGCAGAAGGATACACATCAAACTTGGCGCGAGCCTTGGCTTTTGCGCGTGACCACAGTTCAGGCTTCGTGGGCTTGTTCTTTTCCATGAGGGCTTGCGCGTCTTCGCACAGCCAGAACTCGTCCATGCTGTCGGTGTTCGGAACCTCAAAAGACTCCTCCACGGTTTCCTTGCCGAGGGTGGTCTTGAAAGCGTTGAACAGGACAGGAGAGCCTGTGATCTTCTTCACCATTGAATCAAGCATGGTGATCATCATGTCGCGGTACACCTTGGACGCACCCATGCTCTTGGCTTTTGCTGGCGACTCAAGGGCGCGGCGGGCTGCAAGCACATCCTTCTTCTTTACCAAGCCGCTGCGGAGCAGTGTCTTCGTGCGCTCACCCTCCACGCCTTCAATAACGGTGGCGGGTTCCTTGGACAACGAGGCTCGCATGGTGGCGTACAGGCTCTTGTTGTTCACCACGCGATCCACTACATCCACCAGAATTTCCTGCATGAGGAGGCGGTACGCGGGATTCTTGAGTGCCTTCTCGGGATCCGCAAACAGAGTCATGGCACGGCGAACATTGTTCTTTGACACCAATCCCATGCGGAGCAAGGTGTTCAATTTAGATGCGATGGCGGGGGTCTTGCCCATTGGTTCCATAGGTGTCTCCTGTTGTCCCTTTATTTAGATTTTTTCAAGTGGCTGGTCATGCGGGGAGCGTTGCCTTTTCCGCTTCTTTGTGTCTCGGGTTCTACCCGTCTTTTTTGAATTACAGCCCGCTTTTTCTCTTTGTCGCTCATCTCACCCGCTGTTTCGGGGGTTTGGCTGCTGACGCGGCTGCTTGGGCGGCATTTGGGATATTTGCCTTTGGAGGTGTCACCGCGACCACAAGGAGGATACTGTCCCGCCTTGTTCTTCTTGCCCCCGATGTTGACCCATTTCTCCTTGAACCACCGAGACAGGTCTTCATCAATTGCACAAGGTGGAGTTTTAAATTTAGTGCTGTGCTTGGAGAAACCGCCAGTCTGACCAGGCGTGGGTGGTCGCCGCTTGTACTTGTCGCTTTCAATTAGTCGCGCAGCAGCAGCAGCGTATATTTCATTGTAGTCGATGCCTTCCTTCAGTGCCTTGCCCACCTTTGCTCGCTTGGGCTTTGCTGCTGCCATTCCTGCTTGCAGATCCGCAAACAGTGCCTGCGTGTCTTTTTGATTTGCGCGGCGTGGCATACCGCTCTTGAAGGTAGCCATGTCGTTTGCCGCAACAGCAGCACGGAGTTTAGACGCGCTCATTCCCTTTAGTCCACTCGCACTCGCGTCCCGCTTGCCTGCTTCCACCGTTTGGAAACTCTTTAGTTTGAGTTGATCCTTGCCCTTGCTTGGCTTCATGAAGTCACGGAACATCTCGTAGTTGCCTTGACGGTCTTCTCCGCTGACTAGCACCACATGGTCGTAGCCCTTGTCCGCAAGCCAGTACAGCATCTCCACAGGATTGCGAATCTTCTCGTCATCCACGAAATTGCCGTCAGGAAAAAACTTCTTAAGGTAGTGAAACTTCTGACGAGCCGTAAGAGGATTCTTCTTCGGATCGTTGGTACGACTGCTGAACATGGCGTGATCCGCACCCATGCTACGCGCCGTCTGCACCACTTTGTCAACGAGCAGTTGGTGACCAGAAGTAGGTGGCTGAAAGCGTCCAAAGGCAACCACGATGGTTTTGCCTGGTCGCGCAGACTGAGTTTTATCTCTAACCTGTTTTGCCACGGGGATCACCTCCGATATTGCACTCCTGACACCAACTGCTCGTTACTCTTTCTTCCAAGTCTTCTCAACGGTGAAATTGCTCCGCGAGAAGTCAAGGCGGTCTACCAGTTTCACGGCTTTGTTGCTCATGCGGTCGATTGCCACATAGCCTTCGGGAGCGGTAACGCGATATCCCTTGCCGTCTTTGACGAATGTTCCTACCCCGCTCTTCAGCGAGGACAGTTTGTTGACGATGCTGAGTTTCAGCGTAGCCAACGCATTATGTAGGGCGAAAACCCGATTGATCTGATTGCGGTTCGCTTTGATCCACTCCATAGACGGAGTGGGCTTTGTGCTAGGCTTCTTGCGAACAGTCTGCGCTTTCTGTGACATCAGTGCCAGCAACTGATTCACATCAGCGTGACCGCTGCCCATGTTGGAGCGCACCAGTCCGTTGATGTAGGTCTTGATGGCAATCTTCACGCCCTCATTCCGCGAGATGCCGTTCATTGTTGTCTTCAGCGCGGCAGCAGTCTGCGTGAGTGCGGCAATGGAACGCTCAACCCCTTCGCGTTCGGCGGGAGAGAACATTGCGCTGCCGTTTGCAACGCGCAGAGTGGCGTTGTCGAACCACACATCGCGTGACTTCTTCAAGTACGAGATGTCGGGATTGAACCGCGCAACCATCGTGGACATGGAGTCGCCTTCGTAGGCGGTGTGGAACACGATGCCGATCTTCGCGGCTGCAACGCGCTTGCCTAATTCGCTCTTGGGGTCTACGGCGTAGGTAATGGTGTTTGCGCGGAATGTGAGGTAGGTGCTGCCGTCAATCTTTTCGCGCACCACCGTGTCCTTGTCGAACAGCAGATCGCCTTGCAGCACTCCACGAATTCCCAATTTGGAGAAATGCTTCAGTGCCAGTTTCAGTTTGGCGTTCAAGCCTTCGGCGGGGTGGTTTGCGTCAATGTCGGCAGGGGTGAAATTCAGTTTGGGTGTCACATTGAACACGCTCTTTGTGCCGACAAAAAAACGACCGCTTGCAGGGTCGATGCCGCACACAATTGCTGGTGCGCCGTCCCATTTTACCGTGATGTCGTATGCGCTTGGCTCGTTTGCGGCAAACACATCAAGCACACCACGGATAGCGGAAACTGCGCGGGTGAACCCCGCGTAGCCGTCATTCAGGATTTCGTCCTCAAGGTGTTCCAAGTGGACATTCTTGCCACTCTTTGCATTGAACGCTTCCGTGAGATGTTCCGTGAATCGTATCAAGACTGTCCTCCGCTTCCTTTATTTAGGAAGCGCGGACGGGCTGCTCCGCACGATAAACCTGTATTGCTTCCACCAAATCAGGCACATAGTCCATCGGGTCGGCGGTGAACACTTGGCATCCACCGTCCTCCACCCCGATCAGAATGGCAATATTTCGGAGCCGCTGACCCGTGCGATCTTGCCACATGAGGGAATACGCCGTGGCTTGCATAAAATAGTCTTGGATTGCGTCTTCAGACTTTGGATAATTTGATGACTTGAAGTCAATGACCGAGGGAACACCGTCAAACTCCCCGATGCAGTCCGTGCGCCCCGCCAACCCGATCTTGTTTGACCACAGCGGCACCTCAATAGCGTAGATCGTCCCGATACGATCAATCTCTTGTTGCATTGACACAAAGAGATCAGCCTCGGTGGTGCCTGCCGCTTCAGAGAGCGCAGTTGGCGTAAGACGGTTGAGGAGATAGGTTTCAATGAGCGAATGCAGTTTCGTGCCACGGGATAGTACTCTCTTGGATTCTTCAGGATTCTCACGCCGCCACTTTGCAAAAAATGCGCGCTTCTTCCACCCTGTCACGGTGGTGACGGACGGAAACAGCCCGTCAGGGGTCTTGTACCGCCTGCCGCTGTCCGTGTCTACGCTTTCAATGTTTTCGTCTAGCGTCACAAATTCATGCTGAAAGGTTTTCATTTTATTCTTCTGGCTGCTCTTCCACGATTTCCGTGCCTTCAGGCAACTTGTTGGGTGCGGGCTTCTTGCCCTCGTTCACCTTCGTCTGATTCCGATTCTGCCAAGCGTTTGCTGCCTGCCACTCGGGATTGTTGGTTTGATTCTGCTTCAGCCACGCAAGGTACTGTCTCATGTTCGTCATCGTAGTCTCCTGTTAGTATGTAGGCGGTTCAATCGTATTTATGAATCCGAACCGTTTATTTCACCGTGTTCAGACAGGAACGCCTCGCACACCGCAGTGTACTCCGCTGCGCTATCCGAAAATTCACGGAACACCGATTGGGTAAACGGGTGAGTGCCACCGAATTTAACAACCGCAGGCAACAGCACCGCAGTCACCACTTCTTGAATATACGAGTAGCGGGTGTCGAACCCCCGTTCTCCTGTCTGCTTGCGGGATATTTCGTTCAGCGTGGTGGCGAACCTGTTCTGCATTTCACCGCCCACCTGTGGCAGTGCTGCAACGGCGGCAGCAATAATCTTGTCCACGCAGTCTGCTGCGGTGCGCTTGATGCCGTAGTCGCACTCTTCCTTCAGGTTCAAGAACTCAAAGGGCGTGGTCTGCTGCCGCAGTCGCCCAAGCACTGCGTGGTAGCCGTACAGTTTGATCTCGCTGCCGTCCACGCGCACGAAGTCGGTGTTCTGCATGGCACAGGACAGGCTGCACACGCGGTTGAACATCTCGCGTGACGAGAACGCCTCTGCAAGCACGGACTGCTTGCCGTGTGTCCAACAGCGGAACAGGGACGCAATCTTCGGAGTGAAGCGCACCTCTGTCTTGTCTGATTCAAGCATGAGAACCACGGGAGAGTACCGCTCACACAGGCTCTCGGTGATGGCTACCGCGAGTTTGGGGTGGGAACCAGACGACACGCCGCAGTTCAAGCACAGCGGTGAGTCGGGGTTTGAGTATGTGAAATGGACGGTGGCAAATCCTTCGGTTGACTTCACTCGCACCGACCCGCCGTTGTCGGTTTTCTCATGCTGAATCATGCTTCACCTTTTCTTTCGCGGTCGCAGCCCGAATGTGAGTCGCTTCCGCAGAGACAGTTTTCTCTTTCTCTTTGCCTGCGCCCGCTTTCCACGAGACTTGCGGGACGCTCGCTTTGCAGTCAGTTTCATTTTACGCAGTTGGGATGCAGCACGCTTCACGCAAGTTCGTGCGCCCTTCTTCTTGAAGCCAGGAGCGCACTTGAAGATGATGCGCTTCTTGCCTTTGCGTACCACTATCTTACGCTTGGCGGCGACTTCATTCAACATCTCACTCTCAACTTGGAATTCTTCATTCACTTCTTCGTCTTCTTCCACCTCAACCGTGATGTCTGCTTCCTCCACGGGATCAAGAATGTAGATCACGCCGTCCTTTTCCTCCCACTCAATGCCTTCCTGCTCCAAATAGTCCACCACATCCTCGTATGAGAAATTGGGCATATCAAGCACGATCTTTTCTTCGGTGAGTTCAGCGTCAAACTCCTCAAAGATCATGCGTTGCAGAGAGCAGAAAGCGTGGTCGCGTAGTTCTTTGAATGGTTTCATGTTTGGAATCCTGGTTTCTCTGCTCGCTTCTCGCCTGCTTCTCTTCCCTTGCCACGGAAATACACGCGAGGCTTTATGTCTTCTTTGCTTGGCACGCGCTTCAGGCTCTTGCCGTCCTCAAAAATTATGTCCACTCCGTCATTCACGCGGTCGTATACGGGAGTGCCACCGTCCAATCCAAACTTGATGAAATTCAGTTCGCCGTTTTCTATTGCAAGCCAGAACAAATCGTTCATCTGCTTGCCGAAAGCGTTCGCGGGGTCTTTGGTAATGTCTTCAAAAATAGTTTCGCACATTACCTTTTTCGTGAATGTCTTGTTCGGCACATCCTGCACCTTCTTGGACTGCAAATACTTCATGGCTATCTGTGAGCCTTCGTTCGTGGTGTTCTCGGAAATGATACGCACGAACTCATGTGCCGTCTTCAGGGTCTGCGGAATCTGCGCCCCCTCCAACAGTTTCAGTATGTCGCCAGGCTTCACGGTGTTGGACTTGCCTGTTTTTGCTTTTGCAGACAGTTTTCTCCACGACTTTCCGCCATTGAAAGACATCATGTAATCGTACATTCCCTGATTCTGTGCGGTGGGGTACTGTATCCGCACATCTTCGGGTCGCCCTTCAAACAACTTGAACTTCACCACACCAAGCGGACCAAGAGTTTCGCCAAAATCCGTGAGTATCTTTCTCTTGTGCGCTTTCACAGAAGCCTTGTTCAACGCCTTCTTCAGGTTGTCATCGGTGACTCCCTCTCCTCGGAGATAAGAAACCACCATGTCAAGATACACGCCCAAATCCTTTGGCAGTTTGTTGATACCCGCGTCAAGGAGTTTCTGATACTCCTTGAATGTCAGGGCATCGCCTGCCATCTTGAATGTACGCGGATCCAGTTTTGCGTCTGCCAAGGCTCACCTCACTTCTTTGGTGCGGGCTTCTTGATGCCTGGACGGATGTTCTTCAGTTCGTCCTTCGTGAGTTTGCGAATCTCGTTGATGGAGATCATGCCCACATCGCACAGGTCTGCGCTTTCCCAAATGAGATCAGCACCACGATCAAGCAGCACACGATTGGTCTTGGGGTTCACCACCTTCAGCCCAACGCCAGACACGCGCAACTCCACGCGACTGGTGCCCACCATGTACACCACATCGCCCATGTAGCGCGTCTTCTTCACCTTCACGGAGGTTTCCTGTCCGTTCCGTGATCCGTAGATTTCAAATGTGGTGCCCTCGGGCTTGCTCTCAATGGTCTTCATCAAGTCAGCCGATGTGGTTTCGCCCTTCTTCACCGCAGCAGCGGCACGGGCATCAATGGTGACTTGCTTTGCAAGGCTGACAGGCTTCACGCCCATCTTGCCGCCGACCGATCCACCACGCTGCACCTTTGCACCGTAGCCAAAGGTGTCTGGCTCGTCACCCGCAATGCGCGGCTTCTTGAACTTTGTTTTAGCGGCTTCGTTGAGGGATTCAACAATGCTTTGCATACGCTTTGCGCCGAACTTGCCCATAGTCCACTCCTTCTGTGTTTTTGCTTCTGGCTTCTTCTCGGGAACCGACTTGCCGCCACGGGTCTGGCTCAACAGTCCAATGTCCTTCTGAAACTTGTTGGAAAACTTTATGATCTCGTCAATTGGAACAGGATTGCCGTCCCGCGTGATTGTGCGAGTCTTCATCGTGGCGTTTGCGCCTGCACCGTTTGCAATGTCCACAGACACCTGTGCTGCCCAACGGTGGTGACCGTCAACCACATAACCGTCACTCACATAAATTGGTTCAAGCAGACGCGCCGCTGCCTTGCCGTAGTTCTGTGGATCAGATTGTGCAGCAGCAAGAGTACCGTACATTCCCGCAATCTTCTCGCCCTTCAATTCTCCTTGAATGGGCTTCAGCGAGGTCACGCTCACTTCTTCGTCCGTGACGGTGAATCCTGCGTCTTCAAGAGCCTTGCGGTACTCTCGCTCCATGTTTATTTCCGACTGCAAGTCTTGTGGAGTGACCTGATCAGGTGAAGTGTAGCCCTTTCCACGCATGAGTGCTTGGAACGCAGGACTGTCCGTTCTGCTTGGGTCAACCTGTGACGAGAACTGCGGCATCTCTATCCGTGGAATGCCTTTGCTGACCTTCTCCTTTGTCTTTGGGTCAAAGCACAAGCCCAAGTGAGCAAACACTTCCGAACACAACTCAAAGTCATATGCTGCTTCTCCGCGCATGGCAGAAAGAGCGGCGTGGTTCATCTCTTCCACGAAACGCTGTTCCGCAGCAGCGTCACCGAACACGGACTCCGCATCGGTCTGCGGTCCGTCCAATTCACCAGCCTTCACAGCCTTTGCCACCACATTTGCCTTGCGGATATCAGGCTTGGCTTTGGCTTTGGCTGTTGCCTCGGGATCAACCTTGATGTGTGCATCAAATTCCGTCTTTGGATTTTCTTTTCCTACCTCGGGGTTCTCTTCTGCTTCGGGTTGCGCCGCACTGCCTTGGCTACTTTGCGGTTGTGCTGCACGCTTCGTATCACTGGCTGCCGCTTGCGCTTTGGGGGCGGCTCCTCCTGCGGGTTGAGGAGCGGGTCGGGTTGTTGCGGCTGCTGTGGGTTTTGCATTCGGCTGTGTTGCTCCCTTCACTTCTGGTTTCTTTTCATAGCCGTCTTGATCCAATTCAACCTTGCGCGATGTGTCGCCTGGCTTTTCCAAACGACCCGCTGGCGCGGAGCGTCCGTCAATCCACGCCTTTGCGTTCTCTTCCGAATCAAAGTATTCGGTCTGCCCCGCCTTGTTCTTTGCGCCATACGATCCGCTTGCAGTCTGCCATACATCTCCGCTCTTGTGACCGCCTTGTGCAGGGGCAGAGGGCTTCTTCTCCGCAGGCTTCGTGGGCTTTACAGCGGCTTGCACCTCTAGAATAACGGTGCGTAGGCTCTTGTATGGTTCCAAGTCTTCCATGTTCAGACTCCGTAACTGCGCGTGATGGCGGTAATCTTGTCTATCTGCGCGGCAATCTTCTCTGCACGACCTTCCCACTTGATGTACGGCTTTTCGGGATTCTTCATAAGATTAGTTAGGAGAGGCAGGATGAGGCGTTCCACCGCCTGCAATTTTTCCTTGCACTCTTCGCGTGTGGCGTTGGCGCGTTCTTCAACTTCATCAAGCACCGATGAAAGGCTTTCGCCTTGCGACTGCACTGCCGCGTTCAGTTCGTGCAGTTCCATGTTCAGCACACGATCAATCTTTTCCTCCACACGGGTCATTTGTGTGGGAGACACAGGCTTCATTGCTGCGACTGCGGCTTTCAAGTCTGCAATCTGTGCGGTAATGGTAGCGATTGCATCGGGAGAAATAGACGGCGGTGGAGGAGTTGGGGGCGTTGCCGCTAGTCCCAACTCCTCCTCGTCTACCGCCGTGAAGCCAAAATCAAACTCATCGGACATTTTACGATACGGTGCCAGTCGATCCGTTAGCACCGCCGAAGAAAACATTAGCGGTGAATCCACCGTTTACAATGGTTCCGCCAGAGAAATTCTCAAATGTGGTTCCTGTAACGGCACCAGAAGACGAATTGGTGATCGTGGTGTCTTCTCCGCTGCGGACAAATTTCTTCAGATAGATTCCCACGGTTGCGCCGTTGGCAAATGCTCCAACGGTAATTCCGTTTGGACGAGTCAATCCAGCGGGGTTTTGCAGAGCGGCAGCGAGACTACCAACCGTGAACTGAACATTGGTAGTGAGTCCCGCAGAGCCGAAAGGAGGGAATCCTGCACCAGTGGTCAGTCCTGTGATTCCAAATCCAAGTTTCTTTGCTTGCTTCTCCACATACGCAGCAGCCGTATATCCGCTGCCGTTGGATGCTCCAACCATTTGGTAATATGCGGACAGAGTGTTGGCAAGTCTGATTGCTTTTGCGAGTTCGACTGATCCTGCTGTGAATGCCATAAGAGTTCTCCTTTGAGTGATTTTGGCTTGTCAGCATTATTTAGTAATGCCAGCGTGTCCCGACAAATGGGGTTTACCGTTCAAAATATTACTGTCGCCATTTGTTGTTGTCTTTTGACCTGTTCGTGTGGCGAGACACCAACCGCAGATTGGATGGACGACCGTCCAGAGCGTTGCCGTTCTTGTGGTCAATCTCCTTGCCGTCATTCGACCGCCCCTCGCGTCCCATGCGGCGCAGGACGCGCTTTCGTGCGGTCTTCTTCTTCATTGCCTTGCGCTGCTTGGGGGTGGGGTTGTCGCCACCGTACATTTTTCGGTACTCGGCTTTGTAGTCACGGGCTTCTTTCAGTTTAGCCGTGGTCACAGTGCGCTGATTTTCAGGACTAGCGAAACGATTGGTCACGAACTTATCGGTGATTTCGTATCCATACTTCTTGCCGAACCGCCGCATGAGCGCAGAGTACACCGTGTCGCGCTTGGCTTCGCTGCGCTTGGATATCATGTCAAACGATGCGGGATAGGTGTCAAACTCGGTCTTGTGCCACTTCAGGAACATTTCAACGGCTTTCACAACGGTGGCAAGCACACGGAACGGCTTTCCTGAATGGGTGAGATCGTGTGAGCCATCCAATGTGAAATTGATTTCCCATCCGCCACCCACATTGGTGATGTCAATCACCAGGTCGCGTCCCTGCTCGTCTTGCGCGTGGTAGGTGATCTCCATCGTGGTGGGACCGTAACCCAACCGCTTGTACTCCCGCACAGAGAACGGGTTGTCGAATGATTCTGTCAGATATGTGCGAAAGTCTATCATGCTCTACCTCGCCTGAGTTTCCACATTGCTTCAAAATCACCTGATTCTTTATGATCCAGTGCGTATCCGTATTTGGACGCAAATCGCTTCACCAGTGCTGCATACGCCCGTTCGCGTGAAGTGCCTTTACCCTCTTTCAACGCACTGAATGTAATGAACTCGGGCTTGTGCTTCTTCAGGAATTTTCCTGCTGCGTCAAGCACGGACGCAAACACGCCACCCGCATCGCCTTGTCCGCTTACGGCAAAACTGCCGCCACGGGTGAACAGCAATGCCCATGAATTGGTGTTCTGCTGTTCAAATATGATCATCAAGTATTTGGTGTAGTCTTCAGGGCTTCGCGGATCAGCGTAAATGTAGTTGACAAACAACAAACCATTTGAGCGGCGGTCCTCCATAGTTTCCATGTGCAGCCACGGCTGCTCAAACAGTTCTGTGAGATAGGAGCGGAAGTCTTTCATGCTTTCCCCTTGAACGGATCGTCACGCTTGCGGAACCAAATGATCGCGGGTGCTGCCATGTTGCCACGCGCCATTCCAAGATCGTACACCGTGCCTTTTGCTGCTGTGGCTGTTTTACGAGCAAGAGCCTTGTAGATGCGACCACGCGCAGGATTGGCTTCTGCTTTCGTGCCGATCACGACCCCGCGTGGACGGTGCTTCCTCACGAATCGCTTCGCGGCTTCCACCACCGTGCCGATCACCGCAGCCGCTTCGCCTGCACCAAGCCAGTTCAGGTCTTCGTCCGTGCCGCCGATGTCAACCGACCGCCAGTAGTAGCGGCTGATCTTCTTGTTGGCAGCGGAACCAACAGGTCGCGGACGGATCAGGCGATCCAATTCAACAAGCCTGCGCTCAAAGCCCAGTTCGTAGATGTCGTTTTTGTCGATAATGCCGTACCAGAGCATGAACTCTTCGTAGCCTTCAATCAACCATATCTCGGTGAAGTCCACCACATACTTGTACACATTGGGAGTAGTGCCGTTGAAGTTCTCCTCCACCCATTTGTCCAATGCCTCGCCACCGTGCGGCACAGGCAGCAGGCGACCACCCTTTTCATGCACAAGAAAACTGAATTGGTTTGAGTACTCGTCCAATTCAAAAGTGCGGTCAAACAGTTCTGTGAGATAGGAGCGGAATGTGTTCATACGGCTTTACGCTTCACCTTTCCGTGGAGTTGCCTGTCGTACCTGTTTGAGCGGTAGTCCAATGCTTTTTCGGATGTTCTTTCAATCCCACCCCGAGCAAAGTAGTATCCACCCTGCACATAACTGTGTCCACCTGTTCGTTCAGACAACTGTAGTTTCTGCAATTCAACGGTGTCACCCATGCGAATGGGCGGCAAACCCTCTTTGCGATCTGCCCTGCCGATGTAGCCCATGAGCATCCAGCCTTCATCAGTCTGAATGCGAACGCGCCATCGCCACACACTCATCTTGTTGTCATACGCTTTCTGACCTGGCGAGTCCACATTATACGGATAGCCCTCACGATCTCCGATGGAGTGGCGTATACGCCTATACTTCTTGTCCTTCACGGGAACCTCAAACACGGGATACAACTGGACAATCTTGCCGCTGATGTTGAACGGCTCTCTGAAGTATTGCGGCTTGGGCTGCGGTGTGTTCCCGTGTTCCGTGCCTTCGGTAATGTAACCGCTGAAGCCTCTCATAGTTCAATGGCTCCTTCGGCATCGCGGTCAATGATCGTATAGCCAGGGAACATTCGTGCGAGCGTGGACGCAACGCGCCCCTTGCCCCGTTGCAGTGCGCGTTGGGTCAACAGGCTCTGCGTTGTGCCTGAAATCAGAATAATGGTCTTGCGGATGCGGTCGATGCGCCCCTGGTACTTCGTCATGCCTCCCCACTGGGGCGAAACTGCCTTGCGGTACTCGGGAATGTCGTGGTGGATGATGTCCGTTGCGGTCTGATCCTTCGGAATCTCGTAGATCACCACATTGTCCTTTTTGTCCACCCACCACAGGAGGGGCAACAGGTCACGCGAAACATCCCCTGCACTCATGCCCCAGTGTTTCAGCAGCCACGGTGCAGGATTGTCGTGTCCGATGTCCGTGTAGTTGATCCATGTAATGCCATCGTGGGTGAATTCCTTTTTCAGCCGCTCCACGGTCTGCGGATCGCGGGTCAACTTGCCCGCGCGTTTTGCAACGGGCTTGCGTGAGATCACGGCTTCGCGGAGATGTTGGGAGAATGGTTTCATCCCCGTATTTAGACCCAAAGAAAAGCCCCCTGTTCGGGGGCTAGTCACTTGCCGTGGTGGATGGGGGTATTACTTCTTTTTGAGAATGGAGCCGATGGTGGTGTGGAGCCGCGCGTGTGCCCTTTCACCCCGCTTACCAGGGTACTCCTCTAGGTCGGCGGCGTTCGCGTCCCGCAGCCGCTTCATAGCGGCTTTCTCGCACGGTGACACCGCTTCATCCACCACGCTTCCCGCACCCTTGCTACGCAGCAGTCCACGAATGTCCGCCAGTTCACGGGCGGCATCCCGATCACCCTTCAGCACCAGCCCCTCGTACTTCTTTTTCAGTTCACGGAGGCGGGAGATGCTCAACTTCTCCAATTGCGCGCGGGTGTGGGATTCGCTCACCACGCCACGAATGGCTGCGGTCAGGTCGGGGTGTGGGTCGTGGCGGAAGGGGTTGCTCATGGGGCTTTCTCCTGTGGGGGTGTTTGTGAAATTATGTAGGCGGTCAGGGGGTCTGGTGCAGAGGAGATGCGGAGCAGACGGTTAAAGAAGTCACGCCGCTTTCCACAGGACGCACACTCGGGAATCCCTAGAGCGTGTGTAACAGCGTGTACGGCATCACCCAGACCGAAACCGCCACTGGTGCTGCCAGAATGCGGATTTGAAGTAATATTTGAGAATGTGGCTCCACTTTGCCCCACGGTGACCCACCTTTGTGAATACTGGAAAAAATAGGGTACTGTGTGTGAAAGCGTTTACTGTGCGCCGTACTTGCGACCACGCAGAGAGGCAGCGCGTTCCAGATTGCCCCGTGCGCTTTTGGGTAGACCGCGGCTCATCTTGCGCGTCAATTCTTTAAAGTCCGCGCCTGGTCCCACCGTTGCGTCCGCGCCCATCACAGGCACACTGATGCCGCGCTCCACACCACGCTTCTTGCAAGCGGGACACGGTGCGCTGCACGGTGCGTCACGGTCGTCTATCTTTTTAATGTCTTCAAAAGCGTGCTTGCACTTTCGGCACTGGTACTCGTAGGTGGGCATAGTGTAGTCTCCTACACTTATGTAGCGCACTCCCGCGACAGTTTCTTCATGTACTTCCTGTGTTCCCGCAGCAGTACACGGCGTGGAATAGGCAATTTAAAAGTCCTGCACAACTCTAGTGCTTCCTTCTCGGTCTGCTTCTCTAGGGTCACATAGTCTTTCTCGCGCCAGATGGGGTCGTCACGCATCCACTGGAGAAAGTGGGCGTATTCGTGCGCGAGGGTGTACAGCCAGTCGGAAGTCTTGCGACCACCCACAGCCACACGGAGTTCGCCCCTGTGCCCGTGCTGATGCCACGGTTCTGTGAAATATCCCTGACACCGCTCGCCCTCCGCGTTTACTTCGTAACCGCTGGACAGGGTAAACCGCACATTGCACTTCTTGCACTGTGAGCGGATGGTCTTCAGGAAGTGCTGCACACGGGGATTCTTGAGGTAAGCCATTGGAACTCCTCGGGTTAGGTGCTACTGTAGATAGTCTAGTATACGGGAGGAATCCGTGAAGAATAGGAGCGCGGAATCATTTCAATACCATTCAAATATTTGTGCCTGCTGGGGCGTCACCAGCAGACACTGGAGTAGTTGCGGCATTACGGGAATGCGTGAAGAGCGGGGCGCGGCTCGTGCGGGCTTGCGGGCGGCAGGCGCGTCCCCACCCCCCAAACGAGGTTATCGGACGCGCTGTCCCCGTAAGTCCTTTAATACCAAGGGTTTACGATCTGTATATTTGAATGCGCCTGTGGGCTTGCAAAAACTCCTATTTTCCAGTACAATTGGGGCATGGTTCCGACCTCTACTGTTTCGCTCCCGACCGCTCCCAATGCCGCGAAGTCCATGCTTGCGCGGCTTCTCGCCACTGAAAATATTTCGGTGGTTCACCAGAACATCCCCACCGCGTTCTTTGACCTGAAGACGCGCAGTCTCCACCTCCCCATGTGGAGCAACGCCAGCGGTTCGCTCTACGATATGCTCGTTGGGCACGAAGTGGCTCACGCCCTGTACACCCCCGCTGCGGGTTGGCGCAGTGCGATTGATTCGGTGGCTGCTGCCACTGGCTGCTCCAAGGACACTGCGAAGCAGTACCTCAATATTGTTGAGGACGCGCGCATTGAGCGCATGATCCAGTCGAAGTTCCGCGGTCTGAAGTCGGACTTCATCGCTGCGTACAAGACCCTGATGGAGCGCGAGTTCTTTGGCGACCTGTCGGACATCGGCAGTCTGAACCTTGCCGACCGCTTCAACCTCCACTACAAGTGCGGCATCCACGCTGGCGTGATCGTGCGGTTCACTGCGGAGGAGCAGACGCTCGTTTCCCGTGGCGAGACTACCGCCACTTGGGAGGATGTCGTGGCTCTCGCTACGGACATGATCGTGTTCGCGCAGGAGCAGAAGGCGCAGGAGCAGGAGCAGGACGGCGAACCCGTGGCTGTGGACGCTGACGGCGAGGACGGTGACGGCTCGGTGGACGCTAGCGGTTCGGATGATTCCGATTCGCAGGAGCAGAACGAGGACGGCTCCAACAACGGGGGCGGGAACGGTGACGAGCAGGAGCAGTCGCAGAGCGGCAAGCCGCAGGACGGCGAGGACGGTGAGCAGCCCAAGGACTCGGAGCCGCAGGGGGAGTCGCAGTCCAGTGGTGCTGCCGCGAAGAAGGAGTTGTCCAACGACAAGAGCGACAGCATCGCTCCCACCACGAACCGCAACCTTGAGGCGGCTCTTGAGGAGTTTGCGAAGAGCGACAGCGGCAACATTGACGAGATCGTGCGCGTCAGCACGGCTGACCTGTCGCAGAGCGCGAAGACCATTGACTACACGCAGTTCCTCACGGATATGCGTTCGTCAGGCATGAGCCGCTACATGGCGCAGCCTGTCCGCATCGGTGACTACATCACCGCCAGCACCACGATGGCGACCGCGTTCAACCGCCGCAAGGCTGCGGACAACTGGCGCCGCACCACCGTTGCGAAGAGCGGTTCGCTTGATACCCTCCGCATGAACCAGTACAAGTGGACGGACGACATCTTCCGCCGCACCACGCGCATGGCTGACGGCAAGAACCACGGCATCGTGATCCTGCTTGACTGGTCTTCTTCCATGAACTACATCATGCAGTCCACCATTGGGCAGTTGTTCATCCTTGCGGACTTCTGCCGCAAGTGCGGTGTGCCGTTTGAGGTGTACGCTTTCTCGGATCAGGGCTACTACGCCACGAAGGACGGCTACTCCAAGGAAGGACAGGCTGAACGGGACGCTGCGTATCAGGCTGACCACGACCGCCGCCGTGCGGCTAGCGTGAACACCCGCGATGTGGTCATGCTGAACCTGCTGTCCTCGCGCATGAACGGCGCGGACTACGAAGCCGCGAAGACCTGCCTGTGGAACTGGCGCCAGATGGGCACCTGCGACTACCGCTACGGGCTGAACGGCACCCCCACCACCGCTGCGCTCATGGCTACGGCTGATCTTGTGGAGACTTTCGTGAAGCGCAGCCGTGTGCAGATCGTGCACACCGTGGTGCTCACGGACGGCGAACCCACCGACCAGATGGAGTTCAATTGGACAAAGCACGATCCGTCCGCTGCAAACTCGTACCGCTCCACCTCGCGCACTGCCGTGGTTCTCACTGATCACCGCACGGGTGCGGCTTACGATCTGAACCGCGTTCAGAAGTGGGGCAAGGACGCTTACGGCTACCGCAAGAGCCACGGCTACTTCCAGTTCGGCACGAACGGCATCCCCAACACCGTGAGCAATCCCCACGCCATGATCGCGGTGGACATCATCCGCCGCCGCACTGGCGCGAAGATCCACTGGATCGGTCTGGTCGGTGGTTCGCGCAGGTCCATTGACCCTGCGCGTTACGGCATGGTGTGCAAGTCCAACGAGTGGAAGCGTGACGGCTTCATTCGTGGCGATGTGTGGGGTTGGGATTCCGCCATCGTGGTGGACGCTGACCGCTTCCACCGTGACGCGAACGGCGAGGTGAGCCGTACCGCGCAGACCGCCATTGAGAAGGCAGAGTCCAAGATGGACAGTGCTGCCACGAAGGGCGCGCTTGCGAAGGCGTTCATGGAAACGCAGATGGCGCACGGTGCGCTCCGCACGGTGGCGACCCACATCGGTGAGTACCTCGCCGTCTAAAATTCCTCTGTTTTTCACACAGAGCGTAAATGGTTGTTTCACAAAGGTTTACGGCGGATATTATCGGACGCGCTGTCCCCGCCGCGCTTGAAATAAAGACTGATTTCCAGTACAATAATCACACTATGGGTAACTCCTTCAACATCTCGTCCACTCAGTTCGCCTTCATCACTGCCGTTCGTCCGCACCTCGCCGCTTTCGGTCTGACCGCGAAGACCACCGACAAGGGGCAGAGCGTCCAGTTCTCGCCGCTGTTCAAGGCGGCGCACAAGGCGGGCTACGCTGCCGTCCCCGCGTGGTGCATGGACAAGTCGCGCAAGTGCGGTCGCGGCGTGTACGCGCTCCCCGAACTTTTCGCGGATGACGCGGCGTTCAACATCACCGAAGTGAAGCGCGGTCGCCCTGCGGGTGCGAAGACCGTCAAGACGGTCAAGACCGCGAAGCGCGAGGAGCCGTCCGTGGTCGCGGCTCCCGCCGTCACTGCGGACGCTCCGCGTGTGGAGGAGTGCAGCGCGGTCGCTCTGACGAGCGGCACCGACACTGCCGACCTTGCGCGTACCATCACGCAGGGCGAGAGCGAAACCTTCACCCCTGCGGTGGACGACAACTACATTCCGTGGGGCTACCACACGGAGATCAAGTCCATCATCAAGTCCAAGCGTTTCTGCCCCGTGTTCATCACGGGTCTGAGCGGCAACGGCAAGACCACGATGGTGGAGCAGGTGTGCGCCTCGCTGAAGCGCGAGTGTGTGCGCGTGAACTTCACCGCCGCGACCGATGAGGACGAACTGCTCGGCGGTTTCCGTCTGATCGGTGGCGAGACTCGTTTCGTGCCTGGTCCCGTGCTTGTGGCTATGGAGCGCGGTGCGGTGCTGCTGCTTGACGAGATCGACCTCGGCGGTCACCTCATCATGTGCCTCCAGTCCGTGCTTGAGGGCAAGGGCAAGTTCATCCCGAAGATCGGCAAGTATGTGCGCCCTGCGCCTGGCTTCACGGTGGTCGCCACCGCGAACACCAAGGGCAAGGGTTCGGATGACGGACGGTTCGCTGGCACGAACATCCTGAACGAGGCGTTCCTTGACCGTTTCGCGTTCACCTACGAGCAGGACTACGCTGACCCGAAGGTGGAGAAGCGGATTCTCAAGAAGGTCGCGGACTCCGTGGGCGTGGATGACGATGCGTTCATCGACAACCTCGTGACTTGGGCGGATGTGATCCGCAAGTCGTTCAAGCAGCAGGTGGTGAGCGAGATCATCACCACGCGCCGTCTGCGCGACATCGTGTTCGCGTTCTCGGTGTTCGGTGACAAGATGACCGCGATTGAGCGGTGCGTGGCGCGGTTCGACCCCACCACGAAGGACGCTTTCACCCAGATGTACACGAAAGTGGACGCGGACACGCAGCCGAAGCCGCAGGACGCGACCGCTGCGCCGAAGTCGGACGATCCCAACGCTTGCCCGTTCTAATCTAATAGGAGACACGGATGAACAACGGACACATCGTCATTGACCACAGCGCCGCAGACAAGCCAGGCACAGGGTTTGCGCTGAGTGAAAAAAATGGAGTACGGTTCGTGTTCCCCAACGGACACACCGTCAGCATCGTGTACGGAGCAACGGTCTACTCAACCGATAGCAAGGGAGAAAGATTCAAACACGGAGAAATTCACGAAGACGACCACGCAACCACTGTAGAAATTGCCATCTTTGACCCGCAGGGCGAATTGGTAAAGTTCAAAGACGGCGATACCGTCAAGGGATTCGCCACGCTGAACGATCTGCTCTCCATTCTCAACTGGGTTTCCACCCGCTAACCACAAGGACACGCTTTCAATGACTACTACCAACAACACGCTTCCCCTCCTCGCCTCGTACACGCCTGGTCAGATTGAATTCATCAAGTTTCTCCAGACGCATCGCACTGCGCTGACGGTGTACGACACCTGCACTGTGAGCCGCAAGGACTTGGTGGAACTCCTGAAGTCCTCCGCGTACATTGCGGTTCCCGCGTGGATCGCTGCTACGAAGGCGCGGCGCGCGGGACGGGGCAACTACCTCATCCCTGAACTCGCTGCGGATGTCGCCACGCTCACCGTGAACGCCAACAAGCGGGGTCGCAAGCCTGGTTCGCCCAATCAGAAGGGTCGCGCCAGTGCCGCGCAGCCCACTACGCCCCCGTCTGCTCCTGCTCTCGCCACCACGAATGCCTGAACCCATGCGAATCGCTGCACTACTCGCTCTCACCCTCCCGCTCTGTGGCTGCTACACCCGCACCCACATCACCCGCACCGTGAAGCACACGGACGGCACGACTGAAACCTACGAGAACCGCTCGGACGGTTACAACTACAACCCCAATTTCACGGGACACGCGGACAACAACTACCAGATCCGCGCGTCCACGAACGCAAACCAGAGTATTTCGGCTGAAATGAACCCGTTTGCCGCCCCCGTTTCGCCCAATGGTCAGTACACGGTTCGCTAAACCCCCACAGGAGACTCAAAAAATGCTCGGAATGACCACCATCAAGATTCTGCGCGGTCGCATCACCCTGCTCATGCACGAAAACGGCGTCCTGCGCCGCGAAAACGAGCGTCTGCGGCAGATTGCGGACGCTGCGGGTGTGCGCCCACGCTCACGAACCCCCGACTACGGGCTTGGCTCACACGAATTTGTGGATCCCATCAGTGGGATCGACACATGGGGCGGCGCAGAGGGCGCAGACTAATCGCAAAAATCAGTCCTCGTAGCACAATCGGACAGTGCAGCCGCCTTCTAAGCGGCAGGTTGTGGGTTCAAGTCCCGCCGAGGACGCTGAAAGGCACAAAATGACGCAAGTGTACGCAACAATTCGTAACGGATCAGTGCTGCTGTGGCGCAGTGGGTGGAATTCGCCCCTGTGCACTGCCGCCCGTGACGCTCAGACCGCCGTAGTGTACGGCAGTGAACTCGTAGTGGGCTTCCGCAACGGCTCCACCACTGTTTTTCGCATCATCGGGGACGGCTCCAACGCCGTGCCTGTTCGCACCACCCGCTAAAAGGAAAAAAATCATGCCCCGACTGCTCATCTGTGACGCTGACCTCCGTGACGACTCCATTGATTGGGACGAATTCGCAAATTCCATTCGCTCAGACGCAGACCCCCGCGAAACCAAGCGTCCCGCTGACGAGGACGAATGGGAGGACGAAGACGAGTACGAGGACGCGGACTAACACACACGCGGCACTGTAGCCCAATGGCAGAGGCAACCGACTCAAAATCGGTCCAGTGTGGGTTCGACTCCCACCAGTGCTACTAAATAAAAACGCAGAGACTAGTGGTTCGCCCACTGACGCGATTCGTTCGCGCCTTATCTGCAACGCCCCCTGGTCGCCTACGCACGATCAGGGGGCTTTTTCATTTCTACAGTTCGCGCACGGGGACGCACTGTCGGAGAACAGTGCCAGACGAAAGGGTGTGGGGGTTTAGGGGGCGCGTTAGCACCTCCGACCAAAATCCACAATTCGTTTTCAAAAAATCACCGTGGGACTCCTCCCCCACACAGTTTTCAAATATTGGAGCCTCCCCTGCCCCTCCCACAGTTTTCAAATATTGGGACTCCTACCTCCCCATGCAGCACTCCCACGCCCTACATACCCGTACCATGCCTACCGCGGTCGCCGCCCATCCTCTGGTGTTTGCAGCCATTACCGTGTGTGGTCTTGCGGGATTAGGAATTGCTGCATGGGGCGTGTGGTGCATGGTGCGCGACTCCCGCAAATATTGAGCGCATTGAAATAAAGGTAAACCCGCCCACACCCCTTGTGCGCCGCGCAGGGGGTGCTATACTGTGTGCATGGAAAGACTCCTACTAGCAACCATGCCGTTTGTGCTTCTCATCTCGTCCCTTCTTCTGCTTGCCGTGTGCGGCTCGTACCTGTGGGACATCTTTGTTGGCGAGGCTCCGTCCCGTGACCGCTGAATCCACTCCCACTGCGTACACCACATCATCACGCTACGGCGTGGTGCGGTCGCTGTCCCCGCTTGGGGAGCAGCCAGACGGCACTCGTCAGTACATCTTGTGGGGTCGCTCCCACTATGTGCGTGGCGGACACGGCATGATTGACTTTGAGGGCGGACCGTTCGTGTCCACGGGCGAGTTTCTTGATCCCGAGAATCCGCAGCCTGTGCGGTTGGTGGACTGCGTGGGCGCACTGCCGTGCGTGGGGGGTGACGAGATCGTGATTGGCGCACAGTGGCTGGATCGTGATCGTGCCTCACACGCTCTACAAGAGCCGCTGTCACTCCTTGATCCTGAATGCAAGCGGTCGTTTGCACTCATTACTACCCGAAAGGCTTGAAAAGGAAATCTACACCATGAGCATCACCAACGCAACCGTTTCCGTCAGCACCCTGTGGGGCACGGGCAACCGCATCATTGAAACCGCGAACCAAGGCAGCACCTACGAGGGGTGGGGGTGGACCACGCCGCTGCTGTGGGACGGCGCACTGGCGCAGCCCACGCCCACGGGCACGGCAGTGATCGCGCCCACCGTTGGGGTGGAGTACCCGCACAACCTGTTCAGCGGCACCGCAGACGGCTACTGGGTGTACCACCTGTTCTTGGGCGGGCACCACCAGTACACCTTTACGGCAATGGATCAGGCGTTTGCCATGTCTGTGCCCTTTGATCGTGTGGAGAGCGTGGCACTGCCGTTTTCCGTGTCACCCACCGCAGGAGTGGCGGGTGTTGCGGATGAAGATCCGTGCGTTCCGTCACCTGGTGGCGCAGCCGCACTCCTGTGTGCCGCGCTGTTTACCCGTTTCCGCAACCGAAAGGCGTGAACAAGCAATGACAACGGAACAAGCCGCACGGCTCATGGGCGAGATTGGCGCACTCAAGGCGCAGTGTGAGGAGTTGCGTGTTCGCAACGAAATGCTAGAGTACCACCTTGGGCGGGAGAAGCGTGTGGTGCGTGAACTGGAGCGCGAGTTGCAGGAACTCACCGCCACATTGGGCATTCGCGTTCCTGATTTCTCCCGCCCTGAATACGATCCACCCGCGCCGCTTGGGTGGGGCAAAGGCAAGGACGAATGACCGAAACGCGGCACACACTGATTGATCGTGAAGGCAACGAGTTTTACTTTATCGTGTCTGATGCTCCAGACGGCATAGCCATTTGTCGTGTAGTGCGGCACAAGTTCATGGGCGAACGGCAGATCGTGATGACTCACGAAAGCGCATTCAACAACGAGTTACTTTCACAATTGCCACAGCCTGAAGTGGAGCGGCTGTTTGAGGCGGCGCGACTGTTTCAGCGGCAGTACGGTTTCACCACCTACCACGACAGGTACGATCCCGCCACGAACACCACGCGGATTGGTGTTCGCATGGTGTTCTGTGCGCCAGTGTACGAGGCACGACTGTGGAAGGCGGATGCGCGGCGGTTGTGGGGATATCTGAAAGCACGGTAAACTCATAAATAGGAGCGGCAGAGATGCCGCTCTTATCTTTTTGAGGAACCACCCATGAAGCGATTCGCACAATTCATTTCTGAAGCCTCTCCCGCGTGGCAGCGCAAAGAAGGCAAAGACCCCAAGGGCGGCTTGAACGCGGCTGGCGTGGCTTCCTACCGCCGTGCGAACCCAGGCTCTAAACTACAGACCGCAGTGACCACGAAGCCAAGCAAACTAAAGCCAGGCTCCAAGAGCGCGAAACGCCGCAAGTCCTTCTGCTCACGCATGAAGGGCATGAAGGCGAAACTTACAAGTTCAAAGACTGCGCGTGATCCAAATTCACGGATTAATAAGTCCTTGAGAAAGTGGAACTGCTAAATAAGAGTGTCATCGGGGCGGTAGCCGTAGACAGTGCGAACTGATTACGCTACTCATGCGTTGCGGGAACTTCGCTACCTGTTGACCGTCAGAGAAGGGGAGCCGTTCGCGGCTCCCCTTACTCATTTAAATAGTGCGTTGTAAAGTATAGATTTAGAAATTCGCAAACCCGCCCACCGCCCATAGACTTCCATAGATACAACACCCTTCAATTCCGAAGGGACTTTTTTCAAGGAGACACTGTAATGTCAAACAAGAACTCTTGCCCCGTGACTGGTTGCTTCTGCTGGAAGAACCCCCTGCACCTCGTTGCCTTTTTCGCAATTCTTCCGTTTGCGATCAAGGGCGGCGTGTTCGTGTGGCACGCTCTTGAGAATGCGGTCACCAGTCTTGTAAAGTGATACAGTCCGTCTTAAGGACTTAAATCGGGAAGGAGAGCGGAAACGCTCTCTTTTTCTTTTGGCAAACTAGACAAAACAAATATTCGCGGTGCTTGCTTCAAAAATACGAAGTGGTATACTTTGGGCATGAATCAAACACTCAACACCGCCCTGCTCACGCGGCAGCACTACCTGTTCAGCAAGGACGGCAACATCGGCGTGGGCTACTTTCTGTATCGCGGTCAGGTGATCGTGGTGCTGTTTGACGGCTCGTACTCCAATTCGTTTGAGGAGATCAATAATTTCTCCAAGGTCAGCATGATGTCCGAAGACTTTGCGCGGCGTGATTGGAACGCCCGTGTGGACGAACCGCGCTTTCCGTTCGTTCAGCGTCTAATGCTCTCCGCAACGGAGCAGCGCATTCGCACGGTGCTGCTTGGGCTGGCTATTCAGTTCCGTGACGAACGGGAGGAAATGCTGCGGGCAGAAACGGACAGCACCGAACTCACGCAGGAGTACATTCACTCCGCGATCTCTGATGCCATCAAGTCAATTAAAACGCAAAACAAGGTGTATCAGTGTCCCTACGAACACAACACCCAATACGCACTGGAGGCGTGAACATGAAAGACCAGAACACTGTTTACGAAGAGTGGAAGACGCGGTTCCCCCTGTGCTTTGAGCGCGAGGGTTGCTGCATGACTTTTGGACTTGAGTTCGGTCCAGGATGGAACGCCATCGTGGAGGAACTGCTGCAAAAGATTGAAGCCCACCTCGGAGAGAAGTACGCCGCAGGGTTCCGCGATCCCGACTACGGATTTCAGATTGACCAGATCAAGGAGAAGTTCGGAACGCTGCGGTTCTATGTGTGCGGCGCAGACGATCCCATCTTCCGTTTCATTTTGGATGCAGAGCGCAAGAGCGCACAGACCTGTGAACTATGTGGCTCATCGGGTGGGCTGCATTGCAGGAAGGGTGTATTCTGGCTACGCACCCTGTGCGCGGAACACGCAGAGGCGCACGACTACGAGCCGTACAAGAGAGAAGACCATGACATTTGATCCACGGGATCAAGAAATGCTTGAAACCATGAAGCGGGTGAACGCTCGTTTCAAAACCACACTTCAGCGATTAGCCCAATCCGAAAAGGAAGAACGCATGACACTCCCATACGAAGAAGTTCGCAGTCTGCAAGCCGTGCGGCGGTTCCTGTACGATCTGCTTGACCCGTCCGTGACCCCCCGTGTGCCGAAGGCAATCCGCCAACGCGCACACCGCCTGTCCAAGCACTACCCAATGGACTTCAGCATTACCGAGCGTTACCCCGATGTTTTCAACAAGGAGATTCCCGTGACCACAACCGAACCCGTTCGCATTCCCAATCACCTCGCAGTTCTCGCGGAGCAGTACTTGAGCGCGGGAGAAACCGTTACCGTGGTCTTCAAGAAGAAGGACGGCACGGAGCGCACCATGCACTGCACCCGCAACATGAACGCGATCCCGCAGGACAAGCACCCGAAGGGAACGGGTCGCCAGAAGTCGCAGTGGACGGTGGTGGTGTTTGACATTGAGAAGGGCGAGTGGCGTTCCTTTGATGAAGGGTCGGTGCTGTCTGTGCAGCGCGGATCCATGATTCACCAGTAAAATATTGCAGATTCCTGCACCCCCGAAAACCCCTGTAAACACAGGGGTTTTTTCAATAAGTTATCGGACCTTGTTTGCCGTGCCCCTTGACGAAAACCCCTGTTTTCCAGTACAATTGTGGTCTATGGCTACCGCCTCACCTACCGCACCCGTTCGCCGTTTCCGCACCCGTCCCATGCCCACCTACACGCCGTTCACGCTGAACCCGTCCGCACTGCCCTACGGTCTGTGGATTGACATCCCGTTCCGCACGAAGGGCAGCACTGCCATTCGCTCCGAAGCGAAGGGTCGCGGTGCGCGTTTCTGCCCTGCCGCGAAGGGCAACATCAAGTGGTGGATGCCGCAGAACCGTCTGACGCAGGACACCGTGGATTGGCTCAACAAGCACGAAATGATTCGCGGTGAGCGCAAGGCTCCCGTGTTCAACCCCAACGCTCTGAAGTTGACGGACATCAACCTCGCGTATCCGTTCCGCCTGTACCTTGCCGTGCCGTTCGCGGACAAGGACACCGCCAAGAGCATGGGCGCGAAGTGGAGTGCAGACGACAAGCGGTGGTTTTTTGATGCCACCAACCTCACGCAGCACCGCTTTGACGAAGCAATCAAGAAGCAGTGGGTGTACTCGTTCCACGGTGTGCTGAAGAGTGACACCACGCACACCGCTACGGGCGTGTACTTCTTTGCGGAAGACCTTGGTAGTGCTGCCGCAGTGACTGCCGCAGTGAAGTCCGTCCCCGCGCCGTTCGTGCCGCAAACATGGACTTTCGTGAAGAACGGGCTGTTCATCACGATGAATACGATGGCAGACGGTCGCATCGCTCTCGCGTCCGATGACGAGTCCTATGTGGACGATGTGTACACGAAGGACGCGGCGCGTACCACATGGAACGCGCTTCTCGCTGACGGTTGGGTGCTTGTGAGAACTCACGGAGGCAACAATGCCTGAAGTGTTCAAGCCACAAGAGTGGGTGCTGACCCACAGAGGCACTGCTGTGTGTGATTGGGTGTCTATGATTACCACCGCAGACGGCATGATTCTGATTCAGAGCAGCGACACCCACGACAACCCCGACCTTCCGCCGAGCGGCATCTACGACAAGATCATTGCCCGCAGCGTGTGGTACAGCCTGATGGGGTGGGGTTGGAAACGGGTCAAGTAAACAAAGGAGAATGACTCAAATGTGCGAATACGAACACTGTGATGACTGTGGTTGCCGCCTGTATCCTGCTGCGCGGTGCGTGATTGAGTCGCTGCCTTGCGACATCTCGTCTGCCAATGTGGGCGAGAGCGCAACCCTGTGCCGCCGCTGCTACGGTATTGTGTCAGGCAAGGACGCACCTGTGTCCGATGACAACCTCAACCCGTGCCGCTGCTGCGGCGTTCCCGTTTACGACACCGACTACGACACCTGCGACACCTGCGAGGACACCGACAATGGCTAACACCAAGAAGAAGACCAAGCGCAACACCGCTACGAGCAGAGAGATTGCCCGATTGAAGGCAACGATATATAAGGTTGCTTGGCAAGCCTTCAAGGAGGAGGACATCAACAGGCTCCGAACCTCTTTGTATAAGGTTGCTTGGCAAGCCTTCAAGGAGGAGAGCAAGT